CTCACGAGCGGCTTGCCTTGAAGCCACTAGAAAGCTGGACGCGCTGACAGTGATGTTCAGCACGTGGGCTTTGGTTTCTTTGTTGGTGAGGATGAACGTGTATTGCTTCATGTATTCAAGGTATCACACTTGCGCGAAAACGCAAGAGATTTTTTTATTTTTTTTGAAACTTTTTTGCTTGACAACACCCCCCCTATTTTTGAAAAAAATTCATACGAGCGTTTGAATGTTTGGTCGCTGGGGCCTATTTTTAAAACTCTACAACCTATAAATCCATCTCTCTTTTACTTATCAGGGTATCCATAAACCAATAAAAACCACATACATATAATAAAAATGAATTAAAATACATGGATATATAATATGATATTATATTAGATAATTAAATTGATTATTAGTGTAATAATCTGGGTAAAATGGTATAGGGTTTTGTATATGAAATTTATAGGCGCCACCACAGATAAACAGCGCATCTTCTTATTCAGAGGTCGTAAGGGGCTTAATAATGGTAAAAAAAACATATTTAAAAAAAATATAATTCCACCACCAAATCCAAACGATAATATATTATTTGATACAAGTTCTTTTGTGGGTGTTGTGCCAGAACCTTATTTAACAGCTTTAAACAGTGCAGTGGTAAGATGGTCAACATACATAAAATTTAATCCAAATGTTGTAGCTTCAATAAAGGCTAATATAAATCCAAACTGGAATGGTATTAGAATAAATAATTATACTACAATCAATGACTCACAATCATATATAGCTGCATGTGGTGTAAATCAATACATTGATATACAATCGGGCGGGGGTGTGAAGTTTAACACTTATAATTTCAACTTATTTGTTAATCTTTATTATGCAAGTATTTATAGTCCAACTGACTGGGCGAATGTAATGACCCACGAACTTGGACATGCATTGGGTATTGGCATATATTGGGGAACATTCTTCCAAGCTGGTGGGGCTGTACCGCCAACCGATGCTTTCCTTTCTAGCACAGCTTATCCATCAGCAGGAAGTGCATATAATACAATATTAGGATCAAGCCGACCAAAGATTTCTTTAGAGAATGAGGGTGGTGGGGGTACGGCTTCTGCTCACTGGGAGAATAGTTTTAGACCTTCTGGCGCCGCTGGTTCGGATGGATTCAATTATCCCGGATTACAGAACGAATTAATGGTTGGCTTTTATTCTCCTTCAACTAATTTTGTAATATCAGATCTATCAATTAAAACATTGGTAGATTTTGGTTATTTTGAGAAAAATGCTGGCGCCAATGAGGGCGTACCAACATTAGTTAATAGTTAATAAATATGAGCGAAGAAAATATAAACATACAACATAGTGGATCACACGTTCCAGATGATGCGGTTTTTTACAAAAATTGTGGTTGCGGTCAGCATGATCACGATCACGAGCCACAAAAAATAGCAACTTTTAATATGGATACAAATACCATGTCTGCTATATTGACTGGTGAGTTTTAATTTTTTCTAATAAAAATGGCCGTCGAGTTTTCGGAGAAAAGAGTGTTCCGCCGGGATTTTTATCCTAAATTATTGTTCAAATCTATTAGGTAATAGATGCTGTGTGCTGTATATTAACGGCAAGAGCAAAGTTGATATCTTTGAGTTGGCCGCGAGGATTGTTAGCACCATCAACAAAGCGCCAGTACCATCCAGCATAGTCTGTAGCAGCTGCTTGCATGCCGCCCGAATCATCTATGGCAGTAAAGAATATGCCACCTATAAAAGCATTAGATATGTTTGGATTTGTTGCTGGGAAAAGCAATGTAGCCCCTCTCGTATAAGATAAATTGCTATTTGAATATCCAATATTTGTAATGCTGCTTCCAGCACTACTGGTACCAACACGAACACTTGAAGCCTGCGCCCCTATGTTATGAAAGTCTACATTTACGGCTGGAAAAGCAACTTGGGTAGAGCCGCTAGAATCTCCACCTGGCATTAAATAGCCAGAAGTTCCTGCCTGACCAACCATACACCATGGCGTTGGCTTCCCGGTGGAGCTACCGTAATATCTATAAGACGCATCTAGTGGGGTACCAGCACTATTCATTGAGCCAAAGATGTTGGTGTAACCGCCAACGCATTTTAAAAGACCAAGGCCACTAAAACTACCGCTGCTAACATCAATATTTATAGGAGTAACGATTGCTGGTATTGTAACCTGCAAAGAGTAGGTCAATCTTAAAAATTGATATTGTTGCAACGTTACCGGAGCCGGAAGAACGAATCTTGACAGTACAGTTGTTCCTATTCCGCTATTAGTCTGATATGCTCTACCAGCACCTCTATTTCCTGGATCATTATAATCAGTAATTAAAATCTCTCTTACCGTATGCTGGTATGTTGTTGCTAAAAAATCATAAACTTTAGTAAATACACGAGTACCATTTACAGTATCAGTACTGACAGTGTTTGAGGTTACAGAACTGTAGCCGCTCCAGTTAAAAATTCCCGTGTTCGCATCGCTAGTTGTTGTATTCCATCCGTTTATTACGCCGCTTTTATAATTTCTATCTGTAGATGCCGTTATATCATTACCATATTGTGCAACAACCATAAGTCGCGCAATACTTCCCCATCCAACCTGTGTTCCGGCCAACGATAGTAATCCTCTGGTCATTAAAAGATTTGGGCGCATTTCATCACCAAATGGTTTTTCTATTTCGCCATTTGGATGTACAATTTCAACTTTCCACATGCCCTTAATAAAAGTCTCTGTCCCCAAAGTAACTTCTCTTGTCCTATTAATTATTAAATTAGCCATAAATTTTATTTACCTATTATATTATACATTTAAATTAATTAAAATATTTATTTTTTAAATTCTATTAAATCCCCACTGCAAATTTATTGTTACTGGTGTATTTGCTGGAATTGCTTGTGGCGTATTAAATTTGTAATAAATGGCCGAATATGATGATCCTGTATTGTGATGCCATAAGTATATACCGCCAACCTCTCTAACTTGCGAAAAACCAGAAAAATGATAATTAGCTTCAATAGTGCTTGATGAATTTGTTTGTATTAAAGCTCCGGTTGTTACAACTGCTCTGTCGCCTGTTGGCGTATAGTCCAATCTTCCTATTGGATAATTTACCGGCTCATGACCCGAAGGATAAAAGCCCACATTATTTGCCCAAAGGGGTGTGCCAAAAATATTTTGATATCTTCCGTAATTGCTAAATTCTGTTGTTTGTGAAAATGTATTGCTGTTTTGAGTAAAATCCCTAAATAGCGTAATGTTGCTGTCGCCAAGTGGTATATATGTATTATTACCGCTTAATTGAGATAATATTCCAGTGGTATTTGCGGACAGTCTTATTTTTCCAGTAAAATCTAGCCCACCGCCAGTAAGCACAATTGGCACATCAGAGTTCAAATGGGCAAGAAATATTGTTAGTGTATATTGAACTTTTAACCTGTCTCCGGTTTGTAGAATTAATGTGCCAGGAAAAGTAAATCTACTGGTTGCAATATCTTGAATGTCGTTTATTGCAAAGCTGCCTATTAAAATTTCTGAATATGCTACTTCAGTAATGCCGCCGGGTATCGTGTTGAATATAAAATCCCTACTTAAAGAAATAGAATTATTTGCTGGATTTATAGACGCTGTAAAACTATCGCTCTTATATGTTTGAGCTATAAGAGTTCCAACAAGTCCAGTATCTCCTCTTGATGCGGCTTGTAAACTATTTCCAGCACGACATGTTTGAATGAAAGATTGTATTCCAAACTTGTAACCACGCAGTATTGATGCGAAAAACGAATCAAGTATTAAATTTTTTCTTTTTTCTTTTCCAAATGGGTACTCTATTCGGCCATCAGCTTTTAAAACCTCAATTAAATACTCTCCTTTTACGCCAGCTATATTAGAACTATTTAGCTCTATATTTTCTATATTTTTTTCCATTGCGTTATATTTATAATAGTTTATTTTTTATTTTTTTAAAATTTAATTTACTAAACTGTCATCGATATTCCAGATAGGCTATAATTTACACTCTCAAAATATAATGGTACCACCATAAACCTACCAGATATTGAATAAGAGGCAGATTCTCCAGTTATTGGCTGGATTCCGGTGTTAATTCTGTATAGTCCAGTTACAGAGTAGCCGCCGCTTTCAATTCCAGTAAAGTCATTTCTAGAATATGTGTAGTGATAGAGTGATGTAATACTGCCAGATATGTTTTGGTATTCAGTGCTGAATCCAGTACTTCTTACAGCTTCTTCGTAATTAACAGAAGGAACGCTTGCTGTGAGTGATGATTGTTCAATTGGGTCAGTAGCAAAAAGAACAGCTATTGCCTCAGTCAAAGTTACAGAAGATATTGTGGCTTGAATTGTTCCAGTTTCGGCAATAAACCCAGTCTGTAATCCTGTTCCAATTTCTAGGAATCCGCTTAAATAATTAACATTATTAATTGTGCCGCTTACATTGACTCCAGTTTCTTCAAACGTGCCGCCAGAAATAATAGCTAAAGTGTATGATACGCCACTAATGTTTCCAGATATGTTTGTAAGCGAGTAATCTAGTACACCCCCTGGAATACCAGTCAGCGTAATTCCAGTACCAATCCAGCCAGTAAAATAACGACCGCTGGTTATTTTAACATCTCCAAAATATGCAAATTCACCATCAATATTGCTTTTACTTATGATACCAGTAAGCAATCCATATCCAGAGGCTGAATTTCCTAAAAATCCGCTACCTCTTGTGAAGTTGAAATCTGCGTATACTACTCGCGGCAAGTATTGATTATAATTTTCTAATAACCCAGAAAATCCAGAATATACACCAGTATAATATACAAAATTTCTTGAACCAATAAAGCCAGTAATAACTCCGGAGCCTGTTGGTTGATTATTTATGCCAGAAAATCCACTACCTTCTGGAAAACTAAATCCAGTGTATTTGTAACCATCTTCCTCGTTAAATCCAGATCTTCCAACAAACCCTTCATCTGAATAATACTTTAATATGTTTTTAGAACCTATATATCCATATAATATTCCCGTGCCATAATTTTTAAATTGATTTGCAAGAAAATCAAATTCTATTCCTGAAAAGCCAGTTCCACCATCGAAAAATCCACTATACTCATATCCATAACCATCATCTATACCAGTTATAGACTCTTTTCCTAAAAATGTTCCAGAGAATGTTAATATATTTTTATAGCCAATAAATCCGGTCATTTCACCAATCCCTAAAAACGGGTTATTGGGGTCTTCTCCTATAAATCCACTATTTCCAAAAAAGAATCCGCTGTATTCATAACCGTAAGTAATATCTAATCCATCTATATTTTCAAACCCAACAAAATCCCCACCGCTTGGATAAAAATATCTATCTATTGGATCATTAGACTCTACATTGTTAGTTAGGAGTACGCCACTCAGTCCATCTCCGCTGGTATAGCCAGAAAACTTACCAAAACCATCCATAAAGCCAACCCAAAAACCAGTAACTGGAGATTTTTTAATTACTTTTATTGGCGAGAATTCAATTTTATTATTACCAATATAATATCCGCTTTGTGAATTTAAATTATACAGATCAAAACCAGACCAGCCATTCTCAGGATCCAAATAGCCACTTAAAAATCCTGATATTGGTACTTGTACCGACCCTGTGTATGTAAAATCGATTTGCTGGCTATCTAGAAAATAACCACTGCCGTAATTTTGTTCAGAAGAATTGAATGGACGAAAATTATAAGCTGAATCCATTATTCCGCTTATGTATCCTGTTATCTTATCTATCTCAAATTTTCTATATGGCGGAAATACTATCGTATTGTTGTTATAATAAAAACCACTATAGCCAGAAATTGTATTTCTATTAAATCCGCTAAAATTTCCAGAAACATCACGATAACCGCTCCAAAAACCTAATATCCCATTATTTGACAGGCTTTCTCCCAGCCTTAAACTTCCATAAGTTCCCGTTGATTGGTATCCTGTAAGATAAAGTCCACTTGTTATATTAGAATTTATTTGTGTTTTTTCAACCGGAGATCTGCCAGGCCAGCCACCAAAGCAACCAAGCTGTCCGCAAAGCAATGGATCGTAAAACCATTCCCATTTGCCGAAATCTTCAACAAATATTGACGCTATAGTTGCTGTTATGTTTGAAAATTCTTTTGGGTAACCTTTGTATTCGATTGGAAAAACTCTATAATAATCAAGTTCGGTAATATTGGCTGTGACGATTTTGCTGGCAGTATCGCTTATTCCAGAGAGCAATGCAGGAAATGATTCGTCTATTGCGCCTACCGTTAAGCCCATATTAAATGCAATTTCTTCAGCAAAATTTGAATAATTACCTTTTATAATTAAAATTCCAGGAACTAAGTGATCAAGGCCCTCTAAATTGTAAACTTTTGACGCTAAATTTGTGCATCCGGCACCAATAACAATTCTTCTTGGAAGATCGTAATCATATACGCCAGGTCTAATTTCTCTTCTTACGTATGGTGAAACAAATTTTCCCGAATACAATCTTTCATCCCTTCCATAAAACGATTTCAATGTATAATTATCAAAATTAACTCCTACATTAAAACAATAAAAGCGATTTGGCGTTGATCCTAGTTCTGGGTCATAAAAAGATATGGATTGTGGGCCATAATATTTTTGTGTCTCTTTTTCTGACCAATCCATTTGAAAGCCTTTTTTATCTTCTCCAAATATTTCATCATAAATATACGTTGTTCCTTGCGGTCTAAATCTACTATCTGAAAATTGTGGGGCAATAACCTGAAACCAATCTGGAGAGTTATCGCAAACAAAATATGGGCATACTGCATTTCCCCTGTAAAGACTTCTTGCATATTCATTTGAGCGCAGATGTTTAAAAAAATAAAATATAGTTGACTCATCTTTTCTAAATTGAAAATCACCCTCAACATTTCCAGAAAAATTGATTATTGCCGATGTTTGGTATATTGGCCCAAACCTTCCACCAACTTGCACATTCGAACCAACTTGTATACCACTTTCGTTCCACAGAGCCAGGCCCGGAAAAACAACGGGAGTGCCGGATGCAAGTTCGCCTATACCAAAAGCTCTGTTTCCAACGCCTATGTTTTGACTAATCCTAAAAGGATAAAAAGCAAACTTTCTATCAGGAACAATAGAGCATAAATATTCTACAAAATCATTTAGTCTTGTAATTTCTGCCCCATTGAAAAAATTTATACCCTGCCCAGTTACACGGGTAATAAAGTCATCAACAAGAGGATTGATAATATCATTATGTAGCATTTTTTGTTAATTGTAATAACCTTCCATAACAATATTGACATCTTCTAAACCAGATAGGGTATTATATATATCAAATCCAACTCTATTTTTTCCAGTAATAAAAAATCCTATATTATATCCGAAATATTCGTTATACATTTCTCCAGAATTAATTGAAAAAGGAAAAAATGAATATTTATTACCGTATCTATCTTTGTAATATAGCGATCCTGACAATGGAATCATTTTAGGAACATTTCTATAACCAATAATACCAGTAAAAATTCCTGTTCCGTAAGTTCTATCATATCTTAAAACATTTCTCCAACCTATGTTTCCAGTAATAATTCCAGGCCCATCCGTACCATTATCTGATATAAAGTTTTCGTTATTATAGTTAAATGTATCTTGATTAACTATATATTGAAAACCAGTTATAGCACTAAAACCGCTAAGACCATTAAATCCATTAAAATTTCCAGAGCTTTGTGAAATATTTCTACTACCTATAATTCCAGTAATTGCACCGCTTCCAGATGGTAGCATTCTGTATCCTATAAATCCTGTCATAATGCCGCGAGTATACGTCTGCGCTGTTGTTCCAGAAAAGCCGCTGCCTTCTGGAAATGAAAATCCTGTATAAGCAAATCCTAGCTGTTCATAAAAGAAATTGCTAAGCCCAGAAAAACCACTCATATTGTTTGTTGGAAATACATATCTTCTACCATTAATAAAATATCCGCTAGATCCAGAAACTGTATTAAGAAGTTGAAAGCCGGTAAATCTATTAAACGTATCTTGTAATCCACTTATATATCCAATAACTTTTTGTAATCTTGGCGTCTGATTATAGTTGTTGATAGAATTAAATATACCAAATCCAGTATACGAATAACCAATTGAAGCATCAAATCCAGATAGGCCGTCAAATCCTCGAAAACTATCGTTAATTCCTGTACCAGTAGCAAAAAAGTATCTTGTATTATTTATAAAATATCCACTAGATGAATTTGGGTATGTGTATGGAACAAATTGCTCTGTTGATATATCTACAAATCCGCTTTGAAAGCCAGATATATTTTGGCCACTTTTTAATTTTAATGGTAAGAAATGATATTTATTATTATCTAATATGTAACCGCTTGATCCTGAAAATCCAGTATACAAAATGAATGTATTGTTTGTTCCACTTAAAAATCCGCTAACAAAGCCAGTAACAATTTCCTGATATAAATATGGCTGACCAATGCCACTGAATCCGCTTGCTTTTTTAAAAAACCCATCATACATATAACCAAAATTGTCAAATCCGCTTTGATTATTGAAATTATCAAACCCTTTAGTTCCCAAATCTGTATCGTTTATTCCAGTTAAGAATCTGATTTGTAAATTATCTATAAAATAACCACTTACTCCGGATATATTTTGACCAGTATAATTATAACCGCTTGTACTAAAAGAAAAATCATATATTGTATTTGCTTTTATAAATCCAGAAACTTCTTGCCTTGTTGGCACATTTCTGTATCCAATTTTTCCTATTAAAATACCAGTATTTCCACCGCTACTATCTGGATATTGACCAGAAAAGAAATTATTTTGCACATCAGAAAATATTCCAGAATATTGATAGCCCATGTATTCTTCAAATCCATACATTCCGCTAAATGCTGTAAATCTTGTATCAGGAATAACAACGCCTGTTCCAATAAATCCTGTCATTATACCAGAGCCAGATGTTGGAAATTGCGTTCCAGAAAATCCACTACCTTCTGGGAATGAAAATCCAGAATAAACAAATCCATAACCAGTAACGTTATTTAAAAAACCAGGCATCCCAGAAAACCCAGAGAAGAATCTTCCAGTCGGGAAAAAATACTGTCTGCTTATAAAATAACCGCTACTACCGCTTGTAAATGGATTTGTTACATGGTATGGGGTAAATATACCTTCACTACTTACAAATCCGCTTAAAAATCCAATCACCTTTTGCTTTCTTGGCATCATGTCTCGGAAAAAATATGCTTGGCCACTTATAAAATATCCACTAGAACCAATTATATAACCAGTTGGATCCAGCGGAAAATCGCTAACGCCTGACCCGCTAATATTATTTAAAGATATAAAGCTTCCGCCAGAAGTTCTATATCCGCTTAGAAAACCAGAAATCACTTCTGGATATGGGGCAACTCTCCATCCAATTGTTTCTAAAAGTTCTCCAGCTGTATATTTGTCTGGTTTATAACCGCTAAAAATTATATTTTCATTTTGACTTAACTTAAAGCCAGAATAATCAAACCCAGAAGATTGAGAAAAATTATTACCTAAACCGCTAAATCCAGAAAAATTTAATCCAGTTGGAAAATTATATTTTTTACCATTAATAAAATAGCCGCTCCAGTCTGACATGTTTGGTTGTTGATAGCAGGGATCACAGGTTTGAAGTATAACTCCTTGATTTTGTGGTATATATATTGGTAATTCATTTAAATACCCACTTATATATCCCGTTATTTCCTGTTTGTATGTTGTTGGCCCAGCACCAGAATTTCCGCATTGTATTATTAATCCAGTAAATGTTGCATCGTGCTGGCAATATTCTTCATAAATATTGTTGCCAGTATTAAGCTGTCCTTTGTTATAAAAATTAAATGTTCTTGGCATCCTGTCAAAATGAGATGCTGCCGGAAAGTAACCAAGCAAGTGGTATGAAATGGATTTCATTTCATTTGGTGCGGTCACGATATCTAAGCCTAATATATGATTAGGGTATATTTTTTTAGAAATTGGTTTTTGTATATAAACTTCTCTTGATGGTAATTCAAAATTTGCTATAGTTTCTGAATCGATAACAGAGTTTAAATTTCTTGAATAAAATCTTCCCTGCAAAGATTGAGAGCCAGTTGCTGGATATGCACAGCTAATCGCATATCCTGTTGCCATAAAAAAATCATTTAATAAAGTTTCATTTAGATATGGGCCTCTTGCTGGCCATCTGCTATAAAAAGATACGGGGGCATACCCTTTAATAAAAAAGTTTTCGCTAACTTGAACCCCAGAAACATTCTTGACTTGTTGGCCGTCAATGTACAAAGAGTTATTTTGAGCCGTTAATATAGATCCGTTTAAATTGATCTTTTCTATGGATAATACGCTTGGCATATATTTTTATTACAGTGCCGATCTTGACATTGCTTTTTGAAAATTTTCTACAATATTTGTATAATTCATAATATCTAACTCATTAAAGCCATATCCTAGGCTAATAAACGACAAATTTATTTTTGCCGCAGAGGTGATTTGTGGACTAAATCTGTTTCCAAAAACAGCTATAGTTTTATCATTTTTAGGATGAATTTCTGTTGGTAAAAGCGGGAACCATTCGCCAAAAATTTGGCCATTCAAATAGCATTTTGAAGTATTATTGCCTATAAAAAAACCTTTACCGGTAATATTTTTGTTAATCATTTCTTGTCGCAACATTCCAAATCCGCCCATATTATTAATTTTATTATAAACATAACCAATAATTCCGTTGTTATTTCCAAAATTTAATTCAAAAGCTCCCATCTCTTCTATATTTTTTTCTATTTCTAAAGTATTAACACCCACCATTCTACCATCATCACTTACAGAAGCTATATTTGTTCTGTTATATGCAGCTATATGAACATTTTGATATTGGGAAAACAACGTCAATGGAATTCCAGTTAATCCATATCCGCCATTGCTAGTTACACCAAAGCTATTGTAAGTTATATCACCACCCCAAGATATTCTGTACTTACCAGGTAAAATCAAATTCGTACCCGTAGATATGCTACTCCTACCAACAAGCGGGTATACGGCTATAAATTTATTCCACAGATTGAATTGAATTAATCCATCAATTAATTGAGAAACGGCTCTTATTTCTTGCCTTAAAAAGTTTTTTTCGCCACCACCAGTGATAATAAATGGATAAACTAAAGGATTTAAAAAGTCTTTACTTTTTCTATTAAACATTTTTTAATAAACCTCTCTGGTCATAGAAAATCTAAAATCTAACTCTATTTTTTGATCTTCGTATTTTAATTGTGGAGTATCAAATATATATACCCAACCAACGCCTTTTGTGCCAGTAATTCCATTTTGAACTCCAGATGCAGGAGTCCAGTTTGGGGTACATGGATATGCCCACCATTCTGGGTCACCAGGATATGGCTTATATTTTTGGTTTGAGCATCTAGAGGTACCACATGATGGGCAGCCATCATATGAATATGAAATCATAAACCCATTAAATCCTGTTACGGTTACATTTGGATATTCTGCTGGAAATATCAATTTGAAGTCATTATACATTGGATATGGGCCATTTCTGCCACCATTGTAATACTCTATGGCTAATCCATTGCTTGCTAATGGATACGCAGGCCTATCATAATCCTCTGCCCAAACTACTGGCCTATAAACGCGAAAAGTGGTACTGCAATCTACACCTACGCTTTCTTCAAGGCACGATTCTTCATCTCCTGGAAAAGGAACCGCAGTCATTTTTCTAATTTGATTTGGTGGGGGAAATTGATTTACTCCCGAAGCCAGCATATTTGCTGATAAATGATATAAATCATATGGGCTATCATATCGGGCATGATGATATATAAGCATTGGCCACCAAAAGCCTTCATTTGCCAAAACAGATTCGCCGTCTACGGCAGAACTTCCAAAAATTTTACTATACAAACCAACTAATTTTAATCTTCCGCTTGCGTTAAAGTCTCCGTAAACAAGATTATTTCCTGTTACTGGAACCTCTTCTACAAGGGCTGGTATTCGCATTGCTGTTTCGTAAGTTAATCTAACAAAATCTCCAACTTCAAGCTCGATTCCTGAAATATAATTTTTGATTGCAGCCAAGCCAGTTAAAACGCCAGTTTTAGAAAATTGTAAAACATTTCTATCTCCAATAAATCCAGTCAAAATACCACTGCCACTTATTGGGTACTGAAAAATATTTTTGTATCCAATAAGTCCTGTAACTATACCACTTCCAGAATTAGTAAAGCTTATACCACTAAAACCGCTTGGCCCACCAATAAAAAATCCAGAAAATTCATAATTTTGACTGTCTGGTATGTTCTCACCATCAAATCCAGAAAATAAACTTCCTGTTTTAAAAAATAGCCTATTTGTATTTACAAAATAGCCGCTTGATGATAGTTCCGGATATATATTTTGATATGGAAAAAATTCTTGGTATTCATTCATGAAGCCACTTAAAAAACCAAATACCATTTCTTTTTGCACAACTGGCCAACTGTATCCCGAAAAGCCAGTTCCTTCAGGAAATGAAAATCCAGTATATCTAAATCCAAGACTAGAGTCGAATCCATTCTCCCCACTAAATCCGGAAAAATTTATTCCTGTACGAAAAAATACTTGTTTGTTATTTAAATAGTAACCGCTGTATCCTGTAAAATTTTCTATGTTTGTATTGGTAAATGCTACAAATGACCCAATTTCATTTATAAAACCACTTCTGAAGCCAATTATTTTTTGTCCAGATTTGAATGGGTCACCGCTAAATCCAGTTAATCTAATATCAAAACTTCCACCAGTAAATACTCCAGTAAAGTTTGGCAATCCTGATCTAAAAAATCCGCTATTTATATAATACCAGCCATATTCATGTGTAGGTATTCCACTTAATCCACTATATGATCCAACAAAATTTACAGTGTTTCTATCACCAATTGCGCCAATAATTTGGCCATATCCAGAATTAGAATATTCTGCTCCTGAAAATTGCGAGCCCTCTGGTAAAGCAAATCCTGTAAATTTATAACCTAAATATTTTTCAAAAAGTGGATATTTATTTTCAAAAGCATCGAAAGAGCCACTTTTATAAAATGTTCTTTTGTGACCAATTAATCCTGTTAATATGCCATATCCAGAAGTTGTACCGTCTATTCCACTAAATCCACTAGTTCCGCTTAAAAAAAACTGAACATTAGAATATGTTTGTGTTGAAATATCAAATGTGAATGGTTCACCATTAAATTGATTAAATGTACCGCTATATTTTAATAATACTCTATTTCCAATATCACTTGTATAATCCCCACTGCCAGTATAGTAATTTCTATCGCCAATAAATCCGGTGACCATACATAGGCCAGAATCTCCGAATTCCATACCAGAAAAACCACTTCCTTCTACAAAACTAAAACCTGTATATTTATATCCAAAACTTTTATTAAATAAGTATTGATTTTCAAAACCATTAAATCCAACAGATGGGAATTGAAATCTTCTATCATCTATAAAATAGCCGCTCGAACCAGATGATGGATTTAAACGATGCAAGCCAGAAAAAACGCCTGATGTATTTAAATATCCACTTATATATCCAATTATTTTTTCATTAAACTTGTTATCTCCAGAAAATCCACTATTGATATTGTTAAATCCACTATAATTATAACCCCAATCATCATAGAAATATTCTTGACCAGAAAAGCCAGAAAACATATCTCCTGTTGGAAAAACATATTTTTGACCGCTGATATTATATCCGCTAACTGGATTATCTGTATGTCCAGAAAAATTATTAAATTTATCAATTGAACCACTTATAAAGCCTGTAATTTTTTCAGAATCGAAATATCTTGTTGGTTTAAAATTGTATGATTGGCTAAAAGTAAAATAGCCGCTTGTTCCAGAAATAGACCTATCATTAAATCCAGAAAAATTACCAAATTCGTCAGAAAATCCAGAAATGAAGCCTGTAATTGGGTCTGTTCTTACCTCTGTTATTGGATTAAAATTATACTTAACACCGCTTACAAAGTACCCGCTAAGGTTATATCTTACATCTTCATTGGTTGGAGTAAAAATTCCAAACTGATCCATATATCCGCTTCTGAAACCAAGTATTTTTTCATTTTTTCTGCTTTTGTATGGACCTATGATATGTTTAGCGCCATTAACGAAGACGCCACTAACCTGATCTATTTCATGCGGAAACATTCTAAATATACCACTATCATCCATATAACCGCTAAGAAAGCATGGGGATCCAGTTTCGGCAGTAAATAAAAATCTAGACCAGATAGCATTATTTTGTGGCCCATATCCCCAGACAGAAGATGCATATGATCTAAATCCAGCTTCAGTATATTTAATAGGTTCTATTTCCGATGTAAAGTCATAGCTTCTTCTAAATTTTGCCATTCCAGATTCAACAATATAAAAACCTGTTCTTCTGGCATAAAATGGCCGAATATAATCTGTTTCTTTTTTAAATCTTGAAAGGCTTAAATCAGAATATTCAATAGGTTTGATTCCGGTGCCAAGTTGCATATATCCCTCGGTAAGAGTAGCAAAGCTGGCAACACCACCTAAAAATCTGAGAGCTGATGCTTGTTGTGAGCACATGAAGATTACAGAAGATAGCCAAGAATCTAAAATTGCGTTCTTTTTCATCCCAGTTCCAAATGGGTATTTTGTATAAATACCATCCGTATCTCCAGATTTGCAAATTTGAATATTCCATTCCGCAGATAAGTATGCATCTGCAGATATATTAATATTATTTACATATTCAGATTGATTTATCATATCATACGACTTCTATTATATCTGTACCTGATCTTGACATAGATTGCCTTATCTGTATTACAATTTCTTTTTCTATTAATTTCGTTTGTTTATTATTTAATCTCCAAAGCCATCCACTAATTGTATTTTCTCTATCGAATTTGGTAGTTGTAAATAAAAACCCTTCGATTTGTTTTGTTTGTGTTGGGTTCCCAGATCCAAACTTATACGTAATATCTCTATAAAAATTACCATTTATATATTGTGGGGTGACTATATTTCCACTATTTTTGGTAGCTCTAAAGCCTATCCATTCTGAAACAATTGGTGCGTTGATGGTTGGATTAACAAATATATTTGCTATTAAATATCCAGTACCAAAACACTCATTTTCGCAGCCATTCAATTCTACACAAAAATTTTCACAAAATGGCATAAAGGTTGATTGTGGAGAATCTCCATATAAAATAAAAGGATTTCCATTAGAATCAAATGTTCCGAAAATATCATCGTATCTTCCGCAAAGTTTTAAACTGCCATTCGCATTTACGGTTCCAGATGATAATGAAATTGGTATTGAATTGATCAAAGCTGGGCAACTTATTTTAAAATTATAAAATAATTTAATATATTGCCCAGGCATAAGGTTAATATTGTATGGTAAAACAAATCTTGAAAACATTCTGTTTTCATCATTTAGCTGGTTAAATCTTGTTCTAATTCCAATTTCTCTAACCTGTATTGGAGTAATTGGCTCATTAAATAAATATATTTTTTTGAACATCCTTGAACCATTTATATAATCGTCATCAATAGTGCAAGAGAAGTCATCTATGGTTGATGTGGCCTGTAACTGATTAAACAATTGTGTATCGGTTGCGCTAACTGGTATACTTGAACTACCATTAACAGCATCCCCTAACAAGAATGCAGGAACAGTATTCCAATTTAATCCATTATAGCTTGTATGATACATGTTTGAAGCTAAAATATCAAGCCCCTGATTGACAATCATATTTTTTTTCATATGTTCGCCAAATGGAAATTCCTCCATGCCGTTTTTATGAACAATTGATATGTTCCATTCTCCGCCAATATAAATATTAGGCTCAACGGTAAATTCTTGAAATTTTTTTAAAATTAAATTCATTAATTAATTCTCTACAAAGCTTAAAACAGACACAGCGGCTTCGGCCGCATCAGTTAAATAAACCCTTCTGGCCCCAAACACTGCACATGATTTAATTTGTATTGATGCGGATAATGCATCTACATTATATCTTTTTGACTCTTCTGGATCTAATTTTCTTATATCATTAATTGGTCTAATATATCTTCCAATACTTTTTCTTGAACGATTTATTTTCATTAATGCTACAGAAGCATCATTATCTGCCACTTTTACATCTATAGGTCCAAGAACAATTTTTCCAACATTTCTAGATAAAATTTCTTGAAATTTTTCAATAATTTCATAAAAAATTTTATTCTCTTGCTGATTTAAGGCATAGCCAAAGCTTATAAAGCGCAAATTTGCTCTGGCCTGGCCAACTGTGGATGGGCCAAATATCTGATTTGAAAATAGTAAAAATGGGTGTTGGGTATAGAGTGTTCTAATGCCTTCTATTGGATCGTTATTGGTGGTTGGATTGATTCGCATTGGAAAAGGCGGATTCCCAATAACTTCTCTGCCATATTTTTCCCCATACACATAGCAAGTTTTTCCATTTACACCAACGATTAAGCCTCTAACCTCAGAATGAAATCTATCTGAAGCATCTGTTCCTGTAAATACTGATGTCCCGTATTTAGCGGTTGCGCAAGAATAAGTAAAAATTGGAGCTTGATCAGCTGGTGCATAGGCGTCTAAGCGCCCCTCTCGTGCCCTTAAATATATTGCATGTATCCATGAAGAGCTTCCACCAGAAGTTGCACATATTAACGGACATGTAGTGCTTGCTAAACCCCAGTCAGTGCCTGTATAAGCCGATACGTGTATATCGTTATCACTTAACCATCCTGGTGCAAAATAAGTATTTCCAAAACCATTTCCGGTATTGGTTACCCCCAACTTATCATGTATTAAAGATCCATTAAACCATCTAATCGTATGCCTAAAAGGATTTCTTAAATTTATAGAATGAGATCTTTCACTTCTTCCAACGAACGGATATATAACTCTAAATTTGTTCCACAAATTAGTTTGTATAAGCATCGTAGTTAAATAATTAATCCCCTCTATTTCGCTTGGCGTTAATTGAATGCCTATATCAAAACATTTTTGGATAAATAATGTAGCTGATGGATGTAAAATATCTCTTAATGGATATACTTGCATAGATTATATTACATAAATTTTACCTGTACACTTATTAAATAATAATAAATAAATAGTTGATTTATAAAAAATATTTACTTTTATTAATGTAATATTGTTATATGTCTAAAAAACATCCTGCGCGTAGTATGCGTAAAACTGAAGATACGAGTCCAAAGGTTTATCAGAGAGATAAGATAGATTTTGATTTAAAAATAAGAGAATTGGAGTGGACAGATAGGCAAAAAGAGTTTTTTAATTTAATTAATAACAAAGATACTAGGATTGTTTTTGTAAGTGGCCCAGCAGGCTCTTCTAAAACCCTAGTAGCCGTTAGAGCAGCGCTTCAAATGCTTAGTGATAAAAAAGCGTCAGATATTATCTGCGTGAGAGCCGCAGTTGAAAGTGCCGATTCTAAACTTGGCTATTTGCCTGGCGATTTACAATCAAAATATGATGTTTATATGATGCCATTTGCGGATAAGCTTGAAGAGCTTTTGCCAATAGATCAAATCAAAAGACTAAAAGGCGATAATAGGATAACAAACCAGCCAATCAATTTTTGTCGCGGTTTAAGTTTTGCTGCCAAAGTTATATTGATGGACGAAATGCAAAATGCTACACTGTCAGAGTTTGGAACATTATTGACAAGAATTGGAAAATTTACAAAAATGATTGTATGTGCAGATCCTTCACAGTCAGATCTCCCATTCAATAAGCAAGGGGCTTTTGAAAAAATCGTAGAATTATTTTCTTGTGAAGAATCGAAAAAGATGGGCGTTCATCATTTTCATTTTACAGAAGATGATATTTTACGTTCAGAGTTGTGCAAATTTGTTGTGAGAAAAATTACAGAGCATAAAAAAGAAGAAGCGATTAGATTGGCAGAAAAAGAGAAAAAAAATAAAACCCATAATAATCATAGTATATCCCAAGTATATCAGGATAGCTGGTCGCCCAATCAAAAATCATAAAAATAAATTAAAATTAGATTTTTACTCTTTTGTTGAGTAAAATATTACATAATAAATTTATTTTAATTATGTTAAGTTATTTCTGCTCAAATTGTGGGGGTAAAAATATTTACCAATTTCAAAAACCTAAATTCTGTTCCCATTGCGGATCCAGTTTTGTTTTAGGATCTATTCCAGCTTCAACTAATGTTAAATCAAATCAGTTTGAAGTTAATATAAGTCCCAATAAATCAATTAATAGAAATATTGAAAATCGGTCTGAAATTTTTGAACAAGAAGAAGTTCAGGACTATAGTTCTATGAAAGGACTTGACGTTAATATTGAAAAGTATGGTCAAGATAATGGCATAAAGCTTGGAGAGCTTGTTTCTGACGAGCCGGTAAAAACAAAAATGACAGCTAATAAAAAAGCTAATAAATCGCGTAGGGGCAGGAAGAAAATAGCAAGGTCTCTTCCTGATAGTTTCGTTTCTGAAGCTAAAATGTCTGGGCGAAATTACCAAAATTACGAAGATGTCAATATTATAGATAACGAAGAATAAATATGGATCGCCCTTCTTTCGAATCTTGTCTTGATGTAATAAATCAGGAGATAGCCAAGAGGCGCTCTCAGTGGAAATTAACGTCCATAGCATGGATGGATTTTAATGATGTAGAGCAAAAATTAAGATTACATATTTTTAAAAAATGGGAAAAATGGAATCCGGAAATGCCACTACTTCCTTGGCTAAATACGGTAATTACTAATCAGATTATTAATTTAGTTAGAAATAACTATTCAAACTATGCAAGGCCATGTCTGAGTTGTCCACACAATGCTGGTGGAAATAACTGCAAATTATATAATACACAAAATAATAAATGTGCTGATTATGCAAAATGGGAAAAAACCAAAAAACACGCATATGACGTTAAATTACCAGTAAGCGTAAATGACGAAAGAATTTTCGGTGAAGGCAACGAATTTGACGCTAAAGCGTCAGATTCTAGCGGATTTGATTTTGAACTTTTTGTTCCCAAAGTTCATGAAACAATGCTCAAATCTCTAACACCAATACAGCAAAAGGTTTATACTTATTTATTTATTGACGGATTTCCAGAAACAGAAGTTATTGCCATGCTTGGTTACAAGAATGGATCTACTAAAACTGGATATAAATTTGTTAAAAAAATACGAGCGCAAATTGTAGTAAAAGCCAAAAAAATTGTCAAAGAAATGATAAGATAGTATGTCTGACTCTGTCCAATTCGAATTGTCCGAAGAGCACAAAAAAAGGGTATTAGATTTTTTTTCTATTGATTTGGAGCCCGAGCTTTCAAAGCTTGTAAAAAGTGTTTTTGAAAATAACGAGCTTGATGGAAAAACAAAAGAAGCAAGAGCAATTAAAGCATTTTGCAATGAGCAGGGTTTAAAGTTCAAAACCAGAACCGTTGTATTGAAAGGATTATTGGATTTAACAGAAGAACAAGTCATTTATATTAATAACAATTTTCGAGTAAAAAGCGCATTAGAAATTGCTAAAGAGCTTTTTAATAACGATGAATTGACAAATTTAAGTCAAGAATATAGGACTGTAAATTCTAAAATAGAAGAAATAAAAGAAACAATTAAAAAAGATAACACGGTTCAGTCAAGAGATGAAATCGAGATTGTTTCAATAAGTTATGACCCAGAAGATATTGTAAGATCTGAATATAGGCCGCCGAAAACACTTAAACAAACCATTGAAAAAGTAAACCATTACTTGAATTATGGATATCAAGAAGAAAATTTAAAAAAGCAACAGCTATTTGAAATGCAGCAGCTTAAAAAATATCTTAATATTTTCAGATTTATATATCAAATTAATACTTACAAAACAAAGGGTGATAGAGATTTATTTGAAGATGCTTTTATTAGATATACGCATGATAAGCCAGATTTAACACAAGAAGACTTGGATCAATTTATAACTCTTTGCAATCAAATTGTAAGGGCCGCTGAAATTCAAAGAAGAATAGAGTCACTGCGTGCAACAATGGCAGCAGGAGAAATTTCAATGAAAATGAATGAGGCAATAAATGTGCTTCAGACAGAATTAAATTCTTGCGAAAATATTAAAACGAAACTTTATAATGATTTAACTACTAAAAGAAATAAGCGGTTAGAAGAAAAAACTGACGGATTTGAAAAGCTTATAAATCTTGTTCAGGCATGGAAAGATGAAGAATTTAGAAAAAAAACAATACATCTTGCGGAGCTTGAAAAAATGAAAGTTAAAGAAGAGGCTGGGCGCATCAACTCAATGTCAGAAATTAAAGCTCTTTTGCGAGGAGCAACAGTAGAAGAGTTAGTGGGGTAATATATGGAAATCAAATGTGAGTTTTGTAGTGAAAAATTTTCTGGTGTTATAGATTTGTCAAAGCATATAAAAGAACATCGTATTTCGCAAAAAAAATATTTTGAACAATTTTATCCAAGGCATGACTTATCGAATAAAAAAAAGATAGATTTTAAATCAATAGAACAATATTTCTTATCAGACTTTGCTGATAAAACTTCCATGAAATTATGGCTTTCATCTGTTGGAAAAGAAAAAGCATTGGATTACTTATCTAATAAAATTAAAAAATATTGTGAAGTTAAAAATCTAAAACATGCACCCCCCGAATTTTTTATTCAAACAATTAGTTGTTTACCATCGATACGGTTTATTGAAAAATTATGCGGAACAGATTACAATAGCATATCGGCAAAAAGCAATAAAGAATCAAAATATAATTATTCTGATTTAGATACCAGAGCAACAAATTGTAAGCCTGCAAAACAAATCGTTGTCGATACCAGAGAAAAAAGACCATTAAAATTTAGCAAAGAATTAAGACGAGTAAATGTTGCTCTTGATTATGGTGATTATGCACTTTCTCCAGCATCTAGAATTGTAATAGAAAGAAAAAGTTTTAGTGATTTTTTTGGCACATTTGGTGCCAATCTTGAAAGATTTGAAAAAGAATTGTTAAGAGCGCAAAATAATAACGGATATATTGTTATAATGGTGGAAGCTTCATATAGTTCATTAGCATATAATAAAAAACGTTGGTTTGCTACTAGTCCGGAATATATATTTCATAGAGTAAGAGATTTGTATAAAAAATATGAATGTTTTCAAATTGTATTTTGTGATGGCAGAAAGCACATGACAGATTTAATTCTAAAAATTTTAGGGCTTGGCGATGAGGTTAAAAAAATAGATTTGCAATATTGCATCGAAAAGGAAATAATATAGTATGGCTATTTGGGCAGGCAACCAACCAGTAAAAGATATAGCAGATATAAATAAAGAGCTGCTAAATCTTAATGGTGAACTTGACGACAGGACAGCTAAAATCACTTTAGCTAAATTTTTACGTCATAATATTGGTTTCACTTCGCAATTGATTCTTGGAATTAATATGGAACCAATGCAGGTTATGCATATAAATGCAATGTTTGAAAAAAATAACTGTATGCTTATTTTTAGTCGTGGTGGTGGTAAATCTACCTTAGCTGGATGGTATTGTATATTAAAGTGCATATTTGAGCCGGGCACAAGAATAGTAATTGCATCAGCAAACTTTAGAACTAGCCGTAGAATATTTGAAGAAATTGTTAGGTTATTAAACACAGAAGAAGCACAGTTGGCCAGATCTTGCTTTGATAAAAAACCATATTTAAGAAATGATAAATTTCAATGGGATGTGAATGGTGGTTATATATGTGCTATTCCGCTGTCGGAAGATACTCGCGGTATGCGTTGCGATGTGCTTATTCTCGATGAGGTTTTATTGTTATCGCCGCAAATGATTAACGATGTTTTGGCGCCGTTCCTTTCGTCTCCAAGAGATGCGGCATTTAGAATCAAAGTTAGAAAATTAGAAGATGAATTAATTAAAAATGGAACATTACACCCAAACAATAAAATGATATTTGAAAATGCAGCACAGATGATTTGTTTATCATCTGCCTCTTATCAGTTTCAACATTTGTATAAAATGTATTCTGATTGGACAGATTTCGTAGAAAGGCCAGACCTTTTAACAATGAGCGCAAAAGAAGAAGAAAGACCAACATATTTTATATCACAAATGGGATGGGAAGCAATACCAGCTACAATTTTAAACCGCGAATTTATTCAGTCTCAAAGGGCTAGCATTTCAGAGGATTCGTTTCAGCGAGAGTATGGAGCACAATTTCGTGATGGTGGCGATGGATATTTCTCGATGCGAAAAATGAATGAATGCACAATACCAGATGGCGAATATCCTCATTCTAAAGTAACGGGTGACCCATTAAAGAAATATATACTTTCAATTGACCCTAACTATTCAAAAAGCGCATCCTCAGACTTTTTTGCGATGTCAGTTATAGAAATTGACGAAGAAAAAGAAGAGGGCGTTTTAGTTCATGGCTACCAAAGAGTTGGGGCTGATCTTCAAGATCATATTAAATATATCTATTATATACTAACCCATTTTAAAGTAGTGCTAATCGTTGCAGACTCATCGAACTTAGATACTATAATAGATGCATGTAATGAAAATGAATTTTTTAAAGGGTCTAATATAAAATTAACATATATAACTGAGTGGGATTCTACCAAAGACGGTCAGGATCAAGTTGATATGCTTATTGCTTCTAAAAAGCAGTATAGTCCAGATTTGGGCTGCATGTGTATTAGACAAACACCGACAACTGACTGGATTATGCGCGCAAATTCTTATTTACAATCATGCATTGATCATAAAAAAATATGGTTTGCCTCGCGCGCGAGTAACCATCCAGAATATATGTCTTATATGTTTAATTTAAGAATACCATTAAAATTAGTATTTCCACACGGATCTGGCATTATAGAAGGGGACTCAAAAGAGGATAATAGAAAATTATCAATTAGGGAATTTATAGAACTTCAGGATGATATAATATTATCAACAAAAGAGCAGTGCGCCAATATTGAAGTAACGTCCACTTCTAGAGGTCACCAAAGCTTTGATTTGCCAAGATCAGCAAGAACTTCAACAGCCAACAATAAACCTAGAAAAGATAACTACAGCACGCTATTATTAGGTAATTGGGGTATAAAGTGTTACTTTGAATTAGTTAAAACTCAGGTACAGATAAAGCGAGAGCAATTTATACCAACTCTAATTTAATTTAATTTTTAAATAAAATGAATTTCAGAATACATTACTGTAATAAATAACTGCATATGATATCTAAAAAGGGTACAAGGTCTAAAAAGAACAAAAGGGAGATTTCGGAGCCATTAACAGCTAGCTTAGACGATTATGATAAGCTAATTGGGTCTTGCGATACCACTCCCGAAAGGGGATCTCGGGCGAATTCTGCCGGTAGTATAACCAGAATTCAAAGATTTGCTAATCTTGAAGCTGGTGTTGCTCCGTTTTTATACGAAAAAAATAGCAGCAGATACGCAACTAATATTTCATTACAAGACACAATTTTATTGTGTCAAAAGGCTTACTGGAATGTGCCAATTTTTAGAAATACAATTGATTTAATGACCGAATTTGCTATATCTGACATTGTTTTTTCTGGGGGCAATAAGGAGTCGAGAAATTTTTTTAATGCATGGGCAGAAAAAATAAATCTATGGCAACTATCGGATATGTTTTTCCGTGAATACTTTAGAAGTGGGAATGTATTTATTTATAAATTATTCGGAGAATTTCCAAGAGAAAGTTTGAGAAAGCTTCAGCAAATGAATATAGCTGAAGCGGCATTAAAAGTTCCTTTAAAATATATTATATTGAATCCATATGATATACAAGTATTGGCATCGTCAAGCTTTACGTCTCCAATATATAGAAAAAGATTAAATTCATTTGAGCTAGGCGCACTAATGCGACCATCAAATGATGAAGATAAAAAAATAGCATCTACAATACCTGAACTTAAAGATATAAAAAATAAAAATCAATCTTTAGAAATTTCTTTAGATTCTGATCGCCTTGTAAGTATTTTTTATAAAAAACAAGATTATGAGCCGCTTGCGGTTCCTATGGGCTTTCCTGTTTTAGAAGATATAAACTGGAAACTAGAACTCAAGAAGGTCGATATGGCAATTTCTAGAACTATACAGCAAGCCGTATTGCTTATTACTCAAGGAGATGAAGAGCTTGGCCCACCAAGTCAAAAAAGTCAAGAAGTCCTTCGAAAAATTTTTGAAAATGGAAGTGTTGGCCGCGTATTAATTGCTGACTATACAACAAAAGCACAATTTGTTATTCCACAAATTGGCGATATCCTTGATCCTAAAAAATATGAAATTGTTGATAAGGATATAAGACTAGGGTTAAATAATATTATTTTTGGAGATGACAAGTATGCAAATGCAAGTGCAAAAATGGATGCATTTTTTAAACGTTTAGAATTTGCCCGTCAAGAATTTATGACAAAATTTTTAGAGCCACAGGTTCGTGATATCGCAAAAACAATGAACTTTAAATCGGTTCCTGTACCAAAATGGAAGACACATAATTTCAGAAATGATTCTGCTGTGTTATCTCGTGTTTATACAAGACTTCTTGAGCTTGGCGCCATATCGCCAAAAGACGCTATATCAGCTATAAATACAAACGTATTACCAGAACCATATGAATTAGTTGAGTCTCAAAAGGAGATGATTTTAGAAAAAGAACAGGGATTTTATGAGCCATTGCTAAATCCAAAGCAGCCAGCTGGACAGTCTGGTAGGCCAGAGGCTACTCCAGCAAAACAAACGACCCAAAAAATAACTCCTGTCGGTCAAAAATCTGTAGCTTCATATAAATTTAGTACTACACTTATCGCGTCGATATTGAAAGAGAAAGAAAATTTAGAAAATATTGTTTCAGAGCACTTAAAGAAAAAATATAAAGTTAAAAGATTAAACCCACAGCAAAAGCTAATTGCCTCTGATATAGCAGATATCATTATTTCTTCTGAAGAAAAGTCAAATTGGTTATCCACAATAGATAGATATATCGAAAATCCAATATCAGATGTTACAAACAATAAAATAACAAAAGAAATTTTTAATATAGCTGCTCATCATGAAATTGGGCAAAGTGAAGCCGCAATACTTTATCATTCTAAAAAATAATGAAAACATTAATTCGCGCCTCGCAGCTTCATCCTGATATTTCTGGTCTTGTAAAGACATATGCGGATCCTATGTATCCTAATTATGATAATATTTATGCAACCTCTGGCATTGTTGCTATAGAAAGCGGTTCAGCTTTGGTTTTGACATTGCAAGATGGAAATCGTGGTATAGTAAACAATATAAATTCTAAAACTGGATCTATAAATATTACTGGCAGCACTGGAATAACTACATTTTTTCAAGGATCAACATTACATATAGCAACTAGTGATGAAAATAAAGTTAAAAGTTTAAATACTTTATCTGGAAACATAAATTTGATTGGAAAGGGAACGGTTGATGTATGGCCGTTAAATTTTAACACTATTGCTGTAAGTGGATATACTATTACTGGAACTTCTGGAGTAAAAACATATATCCAAAATAACATTCTTAAAATCGAAAGTGATGCAGTTTATAGAATTAATTCTATGTCGGGCTTTCTTAATTTTGTTGGAAGGAACGGAGTTGAAATTTCAACTACTGGTCAAACATTATATTTTGATGCGGGATCGGCTGCATTTTCTGGAGTTAATTCCCTTAATGGAATTAAAAATGGGCCAGTTTTATTAACAGCTGGTAAAGATATACAAATTCTTAACAATGACAGTCAAAAAAATATAACAATAAATTATATTGGTAGCGGATGGGGCGTAGACAATATTGCTACAGGTAATGTTTTTGATTCTTCTTTCATTGGGAATAATAACGTTATGACTGGAAATTCTAATGTTCTTATTAATGGTTCTAATAATTTATCTGAGAACAATAGAAGAATGTCGCTTATTAATAGCTCAAATAATATTGCACAAAATAATAAAGACTTGACCGTTATAAATACTTCTGGATCTTATTTCAATAACCTTCTTGGATCTACGGTTATAAATGGCAGATTTGAGCCTGGCACATACAACCACCCATACGGGTTTGCTGTTGGTACGTCATCCATTAATACTTTTTATAATTCTATACACATGAAAGCTAAAATCAATGGATTTAATGTGCAAAATTTTATTCCTTTGAAAAAAATGCGCGTACCCAGAACAAATTATGAGGGTATATTTTTGCAAACTGGATCGGTAATGGTTGGCCATATTGACTACGTAGCAGCTAGATACAATATTATGGATTTTTATGCAAGTTATGATATTGCATCTGATGGTATCTATGGTAGAAAATATTTTATCGCGCAGAGAGCTACAAACGTTCAAATCGAGGTAAAAGATCAAGCAGATTTATTTGGTGGAAATGATAATTATAATGTATTTCTAAGCGGAGCAAATGATACAAATTTATATTTAGTAGCTAGTGGATATTCTGGACATGATGTAGTTTTTATGGCCAATTTGTATTATACTCAATTTAATCTATCCCTATCAGATGAATAACAGTAATATAAGAGTTTCAAAATCTGATGCTATACTTAATATCGCTCAATTATACTTAAGCGGTATTAATATAAGGTTAGATGATTGGAGAGAGACGCTTTTACTAGATGAAAAGCCTATAGTTGTTCCTGGTAATAATCAATTTGTAGTTCTTCCTTCAGAAATAGGCCTTCAGCCTCCAAATTATTTTGCCTCATTTCCTTATACTGGAATAGCTCTTTATGAAGAATACAATGCTAGTAATTATTTAGCTACTGGATGGAATTGCAGTTTAAGGGTTCCTGGATCTTTAGGCTCTGCATTAAGCGGTGCTGTTTATGTTAGATCTCTAACCAGCCCTGATCAAAAAACAATCATAGCTCCGTTTTATATTAGCGGAGGTCAATACTATAACTCAGGATTAATTTCAGAAACTAGAGTAAGTGGTGATCATATAATCGGCTGGGATATATATACCGGAATGAACAATGCGGAAGATTTATCTGTATCTTTAATGGGCAGATACCATGATCTTTACGAAGGAAATATTAGTCAAGGCGTAATAATGTCAAGTGGAGATGCGGCTATTTCGTTTTTTTTAGAATATGGCGCTATTACAGGAGAAGGAATATTAGAATATTATAGCTCTAATCAATTTGTTGCAACTAGGTGGGGAATTTATTCTATGACACCAGGTTCTGGCACGCTAAATATAGATCCTTTCATTCCAACAGTACCACTTACTGGTAGATTTTATTACAGAGATCCAAAAGATAATATAAAATATACAATATCTAATTTTTATTTGCCAACTGGAAGCATTGCTGAGTGGAGAACTTTCGATGATCCATTTTATATCCCTTTTAGAAGGATCGTTGGAATAGATATTTATAACGGATTATACAATTTAAAAAATTTAAATATTGTTTTGGGTGGTAGATCAATATCATCAGCTAACTATTTTAAAAACGTTGTTACACAAACTATATTTGATTACTACTCTGGCACATTTGAAAGTGGATATTTTACACCATTTGCTGAAGGTTTACAAAATCAATTTGATACGTTTTCTGGTCAAATAACCGGTGAGTATATTACATTTTCTGGAGATGTATATGAGGCATATTCTGGTTTTAGCGGTACTGTAATAAATATACTATCTAGCTTTTCTGGCGGAGTTACTGGGGACTATAGTACTTTTACGGGCTATGTATTGAATGCTTTAGATAATTTTTCTGGATACATGACTGGAACGCTTGAAGCGTTTTCTGGATACATAACTGGAAATATAAGTGGATTCCAAAATCAAATAAATACATTTTCTGGTCAAATGACTGGAGATTTTTATTATTTATCTGGATTTTTAACTGGACTTGTTGAGGCTGGAAATTCTGGAATGACAAGTTTAAATAACTCATATGGAGCAGTTGATATCGATGGTGTTAGCGGAGTAGAAATAAGCAAAGACGGATATCCTTCGCAAATAATTACCGTAAAATATACAAGCGGAAATTTTAACACAATTGATTTTGCTACAAATTTAGATGCCAATATTCCTCATAAGGAAGGAAGACTGTATTATAGCGATGATACTAAAACATTTAACGCATATTTAGATATACCAGATGTCACTTTAAATATTGGCCAAGAAGAATATATAAGAATAGTAAACAAAACTAGCCAAACAATTTTTAATGGTACTCCTGTTTATATATCTGGAGCACAAGGCAGCAGGCCAAAAGCATGGCCAGCTTTAGCTACAGACAGATATCATATTGAGCACCTTGTTGGTGTAGCTACTCATGATATAATAGATAATAATGAGGGTTTAGTAACTACACGAGGAATATTAAATGGAATTAATACAAACTCTTTTAACGCTGGTGATATTTTGTTTTTAGGTGAAACTGGAGATATTGTAAATTCTTTACCAAATCCAGCAACATCGTCATACGTCAGAATTGGATATGTAATTACGTCACAAAATAATGGTAAAATTCTTGTAGATTTAGGAAATCGTCATGAGCCATCAAATGTTACAATTAAAGATGTTACTGGTAATCCGTATTATTTTACAAAATCAGATATTGGAAAAATGATTTCTTTTAGCGGAAATATTCCTACTCAAACTGGCATTTTACAAACCGGTCTTGGTTTTGAGCCTGGGGACTATATTTCTATGATGAATTTTGGAACGGGCGAGTTGTATATTTCTTCTGGCAATGGGTGTAGGATCGTATCGCGCGATAGCGCATTCAAAGCCATTGGTCAATATTCTGTAATGGAAGCTATTTGTAAAAGTCCAAATTTTTGGATTGTTTACGGTGATGTAACTAACGAATAAAATGTTATTAAAAGGAATAGTAGCGGTTGCTGGTAGATTAAAAAATTTATTTATAAATTATTATTCTTCTATGGTATTGCTTTTGCGGGGCAATGGGCTTGCTGGATTCAGTGATTTAAGAAATTTTTCTGACACCTCATCATACGCTTTACCACTAACAGCAAATGGTACTGTTAGGTTTTCATCCAATGTTAAAAAGTTTGGAAATGCAAGCATGTATTTTGATAGAGAAACAAATTGCAGAATTACTACTCCAGATAATGTTGTTTTAAATTTAAATAATACAAATTGGGCTATAGAAGCGTGGATATATCCATTTGGTAATTATAGTACTGTTAGTACTATTATTTCGAAAAGAAATAGTAATACATCTTCATGTGATTGGCAATTATATTTAAATATAACAAATGGAGTATTATCTTTTTATAATGGCACCGTATATAATTCAACCACAACACCGCAGGCTTTTGCTTGGAGTCATGTAGCAGCAATTAGAGTGGGATCTGTAATAAAGTTATTTTTAAATGGCGTTGAAGTTCATTCGTTTATTGCCAATGCTAATGCTGGCAGTTGGACAACATCAATTGGTGGATTGACTAACGATACAGAAAAATTTCTAGGATATATTGATTCGATTAGAGTGACAAAAGGTGTTCCTAGATATTTTAATTTGAATTTTGTTCCCCCTACAGAGGAAATGTCTAGCTCTAACGATTCATATTTTGGCAATGTTTCCCTACTTCTCAACATGAACGGAACAAATGGGTCAACATCTTTTATCGATTCTTCAAATAATAATTTGACAATTACTACAAATGGAAATGCACAAATATCTAACGCTGTTACGTTACCAAACAGAAATCAGGCTGCGTATTTTGATGGAAATGGCGATTTTTTATCTTTAGCAGATAATGCGGTGTTTAATTTGAGTGGTATACCATTCACCATTGAAGCGTGGATTTATCCAACCGCAATTTCTTCAACAGATCAGACTATATTTTCAAAAGATCAGTATGGTGTTAATTTATCTTGGTTATTACTATTTAATAATGCTAGATTTAAATTCATGACAAGTAATGCTAACACGGTTTGGGATGTGCCAGCATCTGTTCAGGTTAATACTTGGCAGCATGTGGCATTAGCTTACAACGGTAGTATTTTAACTTTATTTTTAAATGGCATTGCATTGGCAAGCACAACAATAACAGTAACAAATGCCAGCTCTTCGATTGCTGTTGGATGTGCAAGCCCAAATAGTCCAAACGCATTTTTCCAAGGATATATCGATGATCTTAGAATAACAAGGGGATATTCTAGATATGGTTTAACTTTTATACCGCCAGCTGCAGAATTTCCAAATAATTCTTCTGATCAGTATTGGAACAATGTCGAATTATTACTAAATATGAATAGTAATTTTTCCGATTCATCTTCAAGCCCAAAAACAGTAACAACTGGGGGATCTCCACAAATATCTACATCTATAAAAAAATATGGTGCCGGATCAGCGAACTTTAGTTCTGGGTATGTAAACATTCCAACAACAACAGCTCTTGGTTTTGGATCTGCAGATTTTACAATAGAAATGTGGGTTTTTAAAAGTTCCTCAATAACAGATTGGAATACGGTATTTGAGATTGGAACTGGGTCAAATGCTTATCAAAATGGTTTGATGATTAGACTGCAGGCTACAAATAATGATCCGCTTTATATAGCAGGTACTAATTACGGATGGAATCCTGCAGCTAATTTTCCATTAAATCAATGGAATCATCTTGCCTTAGTTAGGGTTGGTAACAAATTTGATATTTATATAAATGGAAATTCTGTATTTTCAACCATAAATACTGCAAATCTGGGAAGCTCAGCAGCTGGTTTTTTTGGGGCATCCATTCATTCTGGCGGAGGACAACTTCTTGGTGGATATATTGATGACGTAAGAATAACAAAGGGCGTTGCAAGATATAGTGGAAATTTTGCAGTTCCGCAATCTAGATTTGAAAATGATTCCGCTAATGTTTCTTTACTAATTAATTCTAGTATTTCTGATAGCGCAGTGAATTTTCTCAAAGATTCATCTCTTGCACTCACTGAATTCACGATAGTTGGAAGCCCACAGGCCACAAATGCACAAACAAGAAATGGTAATAATACATTATTTTTTAATGGCTCAACATCTCTATCTACAACAAATAATAATTTAATACTTGGTTCTGATGATTATGTATTAGAAGCATGGATATATCCAACAACAAATACTGTTGCGTGTATTTTTAACCAAGGAAACTCTGACGCTACTGGCGCTTTTTGTTTTTATCGCGGAAGCAACCAAAAGCTTGGATTTTATGCTAATGCTGGAACAAGAATGAGCGAAAGTTCAGGAATAACAAATGTTCCACAAAACCAATGGACACACGTTGCTCTTGTAAAAAATCAATATCGTTATTCAATATTTATTAATGGAGTTTTGGATCAAACAATTGACGGTACTGTATATTCACATACTCAAGCAGTATTTAAAATAGGAAATGGATATGGCGGTATAGGATTTTTTAATGGCTACATGGATGATATAAAAGTAACAAGAGGTACTACTCCTATTATAAATTTGTTAGGGCTTCCCCTGCCGCAAAAAGAAGCCGCAAAATCTCCAGAGCCAAAAATATTAAAAGGTATTCCAACCAATGGTTTAATACTTTATTTGGGAGAAGAATCTTATAAAAATTTTGGGACTCAATGGCAAGATCTTTCGGAAAATGGCTATAATCATTATTTAACATCCACAAATTTTAGAAATTCAAGTAACGTAACTGCTGTAAATTTAACATCAAATGAACGAAGATTAAGGCCTGACGCAAATAATACGTTTACTTATGGGCCAAATTATACAGTAATTGTATGGGCAAAATTATTACCTGATGGTAAAGTCGGTGACTGGAGAACTCTTTTAAGATCTTCCCCAAATGATCATGGAATAATAGTGCAAAATAATTCTAATATTGTTGGATATTATGATAATAATACAAATAGTTTTAATAGTTATGGCTTAAACTTAGGAACATTAGGATTAGAGAATTGTTGGGCCATGTACACTCTTGTTGGCCAAAATGGCGCAACATCAAAATTGTTTATTAATGATGGGTCAATAACCGGAAATACATTAAATTTTAATTTGGTTGGAAATGCGCATCTTGAGCTAGGAAACCATGCTGGTGTACAACCATTTGGAGATGTTGGCCATTTTATGGTATATGACAGAGCATTTTCACAAGAAGAAATTGCACAAATTTTTAATACTTTAAGGCTTAGATTTGGAGCCCCATCAAATAATGATGGTCTTGTTTTACATCTAGATGCTTCGAACCCAAAATCATATTCTGGTGGTACAATTTGGAAAGATTTATCAGAAACGATGGGGGATATAAATGTTCAGAATAGGTCTAATAATTGGACTTTTAGAAATGATCCAGATACTGGATTAATGTGTTTATATAATGAATCAAACAGTGTTTATTATGGCGCTGGAATTAATATTCCGCTAAAAGGATTTAATAAAATAGAAGGAGCGTTAGAAATGTGGTTGAAGCCAACAGATCTTTCGGACGGTGGCGCCCATGGCTGGTTTGTTAATGCAGATGGGGCTAATTTTACAAACACAGAGAATTGGTTTTGGGTTGGGATGTGGGATAATGGTAATACTTTTTACTTGAGACAAGGAAGAACACCAAATACGTGTTGTGATCAAGATTTTGCTATAGGATCATTGCGTAAAACCCATTACCCATTAAATAAATGGGTACATATGTGCGTAACATGGGATATTGGCAATGCAAGAGCATATTTATATAAAAACGGAGTACAGATAGGATCTAAAATAAATCTTAGCACTGCTAATATACAAGACATATTTCCATCAGAAATTGGTCAAATGTTTAATAGTCATGGTCGCTCAGATAATGCGCAATTCAAAGGTTATTGTAATATTTATAAAATATATAACAGAGAGCTCAGCGCAGCACAGGTTTTAAGCAATTACAACGCTACAAGTTCAAGATTTGCATTTACAAACAATGTAGTTTTCACAGTTGATGCGTCAAATCCTGCTTCATATCCTGGTACAACAGTTGCAAACCAGTGGTACGATTTGAGTGGAAATGGTGGAGAGTTCGCATTAACAAACACTCCAATATTTACAAGCCAAGATGGTGGAAATATAATTTTTGATGGCACAAATGATTATGTAAATTTAGATTACAATCCATTTACCAGCTCCATGCCAAACTTTTCAATATCTGTTTGGTTTTATAAAACTAAAGATGGAACTTTATTGAGTAACCATCTTGGTTCAGTATCTTGGGAATCTGTTTGGGCAAGAACTAATGAATTTGTTGTAAATCCTGCGAATAACTCAACAAATAGAAAACAATTATTATTTAGTACGCCGTTGAATCAGTGGAATAATCTTGTTTTTATTCATAGCCTTGCTGGTAATGTTATGAGAGTTTTTCTAAATGGAGTAGAAATAGCCACTTTAAATGACTCAGCTACTCCATGGAATACAACAGTTTTTCCATCAATAGGTGCTACCAAAACGAATACTGGAACTACAGATCAGCTTGGTGGTAGAATTGCGTCTGTTACGGTTTATAATAAAGTTTTAACTTCAAGCGAAATCTTAGCAAATTACAACAAAGAATTGCCAAAAATTCAAGAACAAGAAAGCATAAATAGAACTAATCTGGAATTATATTTAAATCTTAATCACAAGTCATCGCCTTGGAACATAAATCTTTGGAATGATTTGAGTGGAAAGGGTAGGAATGTGACCCTGCTTAACACAATGGGCTTTGGAACAGACGCTGCATATGAAGGAACGCCAGTGCAAAAAGTTAAAAGCGTTGGGGCAAGATATGCATATTTTAATGGGACCTCCAACTATGGAACTCTTTCAAATGTTGATTATAACCAATTAACACTTTTAATGTGGGTAAGGAGAGCTAGAACAACAACATCTACGACTGTTGACAGATTATTTATGAGTGTTAATACTGGCGGTTGGGGCTTTTATTTTGTTAATAATTTTCTTACACTTGGTAAAGTAGGTACAGGCTCTACATCTTCAGCCTCACAAATACTCGATACAAACTGGAAGCTTCTTGCTGTATCGCATACCGGAACAGAAACAAAATTTTATATCAATGGGGTTTTAGATGTTACGCGATCATATTCAGCTACTTTTGCAAGCAGTAGTGGAAATTATAGTATTGGAAGCCGGAGCGCCGGTGAATATTTTCAAGGAAGTATCTCATCAGCCGCGCTATATAGTAGAGTTTTAACAGATGCTGAGATATTGACATATTTTAATAATACCAAATCGATCTTTGGAATAAGTTAATTATTAGGTGTAATAAATAAATAATATTATGAGCGACTTATATTTTAAGACTTCAATTTTGCTTGATGGCAAAACTGCTCCGTTTACTGGAGAGTGGGTTCCAGTTGGTAGAGGTAGAGATAATTTGTTTACATTTTACACTAATGGAGCTGGCGGTATTGATTTAGAATACAGAAGCCCATTCTTTGATGAGGGGATACAATTTCATTCTATAGCAATGACTAGCTCTGGATACGCTGACCCTACATACTCTACATCGCCAATGAGCGAAATTAGAGCTATTTGCACTGGCAATGGGCAATTTTGGGCAGCAGTAACAACTCAAAACTAAAATGGCAAAAAAGAAAAAATTAGAAGAATATCCATTCAATGTACGCTTTGACAGCATTCAAATCAAGGCTGTGTCAATGGACAAAGAAGATCTTCAATATATAGCAAAAGCAAGTGCAGATAAATTAAAAAACTTGCTTCCAAAAGATTTTGATTTCGAATCAAGCTACGACATTTTAGGCGTTGCATTCAATGCATATACTCCAAATCTTGGGAATAAAAATGGTCACATGATTTCTGGCGAAAAAGGTATTGCTATTGCAAAAAGTTTTAAAGGTAAATACATAAATATCGAACATGAAAGAAAGAATGTGGTGGGTTGTATTACCGACTATGGCTTCTCTTCGTTTCCTGATGATCAGCCAATAACGGAAACAACTGCTAGCGAACTCGCAGCTGAAGGAAAAGTGTTTAATGTTGTTCTTTCTGGCATCATATGGAGAGCAGTAAATCCTGATTTTGCGGATGCTGTTTCAGAGGCTGGAGACGCATCCTCTGATAAATTTGGATCAATATCTGCTTCATGGGAAGTTGCATTTAAAGAATTTAATATTGCAAAAGGATCTAAATATCTTAAAGAATGCGAAATAGTTGATGGCGAGGCAGTGAATGAATTAAAGGGGCGTCTTAAAACATTTGGAGGTAACGGAGCTGATGAAAACGGAGAACCTGTTTATTTAAATCTTACTGGCGAAACAATTTTAAGCTTAGGTATTGGCCTAACAGAAACTCCAGCAGCTGAAGTGAGGGGGGTTATTACTACAGATAATAATTCAGAAGAGCAAGCAGATCTTAAGCTTGTCAAGGTTGGCTCTGAAGAGATTGAAAAAAAATGTGATAAAATTCAATCAGAAAATGTAATAGTAGAAGAAGCATCAATTAATTTAATTATGAAAATAACAGACATTAAAGATATCAATGAAAATTCCATGAAAGAACTTTCAGCTTCAGCAGTGACAGATTTTATTGCTGAAAAAATTGCTGAAAACTCAGAAGTATGGAAAAAACAAGTCGATGAAAAAGAAACACTTGCAACAAATCTTAATGAGCAAATCGCTCAATTGCAAGCTCAATTAGACGAACTTAAAAAGTCTAAAGACGACTCAGAAGTGGCCCTTAACGAGCTTAAAAATCAAATTGCCGCAAAAGAAGCTGAAGAAGTGTTTCAAGCACGTATGGCATCTATTGATTCTGAATATGATCTAACAGATGAAGATCGTGAAATTATTGCCGAAGATCTAAAAGCCGTTGCAAGCGAAGAAGATTTTCAAAAATGGTTCAAGAAGTTTTCAACATTGGCATCTGCCAAAAACAAAGCTGCTAAAAAAGCTATGGCTGAAAAAATGAAAGAAGAAAAAGTAAAAGAAGAAATGAAAGAAGCCAAAGCTAGCGAAGAAGTCGCAGCAGAAGAAACAGTTGTTGTAACCGAAGAGGTAAAAGAAGAAGTTAAAGCAGAAGAAGTTGCTGCCGAAGCTGTTTCTGAAGCTTCTGTAAAAAATGATGTAGCCAATGCTGCGGGTGCAGTAGAATCATTAAAAGATCGTATGGCTTCTGCATTTGGTGGAGACAACATCAAAATTAAATTAAATCGATAAAAATTATTTAGGAAAAAAATAAAATCTAACTGTAATATATACTAAGAAAAATTAAAACACTATGAATATCAAACCTCTACGTGCAGTCAATCAATACGACATTGTTCCGTTCTTCTCATATGACGGAGCAACAGCCAACAAAGGTACATTTGTTACCGCTGTTGGTTCTGGTCTAAACTTAAAAGACGAGCTAACTCTTGAAAATCTATCATCTGTTGATGGTACACTTTCAGCAACATTCAATGTTCCTTGGCTCGTAGAAGCAGCCCCATCTGGTGCAGCAAAAGCAAGCGTTCTCGGAATGCTTCTTAAAGATGTCCGCACAGTTGACGAAAATGGCTACCCACTAATTTACGATCCACGTAAAGCAGCCGAAATGGATGTAACAGTAAGCGGACAAGCCGCTCCAGTTGCAACAAAAGGCTTTGTTCTTTACAATGGAATTGTTGGAACACCAGCATTTGGTTCTGGTGCAGCAATCGCAGACGCTGGTGATGGCTCACTCAAAGTTGTAGCCGCAACAGACGCAAAAGCAATCGGGCGTTTCCTAGGTCCTAAAAATGACGAAGGATATGCTCCTTTAGAATTCAATCTTAACTAATTAATCAAGGAGAATATAAAAAATTAAAAATATGAAAATCGAATTCAAAAATACACCAGAGCAAGTAGCCCTAATCAAGGCCATGGCTTCTAACAATAAAGTCGAAGCCGCTGAAGCTCAAGAGGCATTTGCAGCTTTCTTAAGCCCAGTTGTTCAAGAAGTTTTGATGCATGCTGGATCAGCTGCTCAAATCTATCGTGATGAAGCATACAATGAAGATGATTCTCCTTCGTTCCCAATCGACACTCTCTTTGGACAAGGATACGGAGATATCTCCATCTGGTCACAAACAGTCGGTGGCGGTCTCCCAACAAATGAAGTTGCTGGAGCAAGCGAAATCAAACTTCGCACATATGACCTCGACAGCGCAATCAGCTTCGATAAGCGTTATGCTCGCAGAGCACGCCTAAACGTTGTAGCTCGCTACATCGAATTCGCAGCTAACCAACTCTTAGTAAAACAAGAGCGCAATGCATGGGCTGTTATCATGAAAGTTCTTGCCGATGCAAGCTCAAATGGAAAAAATCATGTTTTCCGTTCAGCAACAGCCGGATCATTCATCCCTGACGATCTTAGCTCGCTATGGACACTAGTAAGCCGCTTCAACAGCGACTACCTAGGCGGAACCTCAACAGCTTCGGCTGCTGGACTTACAGATATTTATGTAAGCCCAGAAATCAAAGGACAAATTCGTTCTTTCGCTTACAATCCAGTTAATACCCGCAGTGGCGCTGGAACAAGCGCTGGAAACGTTGCTCTTCCTGACGAAGTTCGCAGCCAAATCTATCGCAGCGCTGGAACATCCGAAATCTTCGGAGTAACAATCCACGAATTGCTAGAACTTGGCGAAAGCAAGCGTTACAATGAACTTTTTGACTACTTCGCTGGAGCAAAAACATTCACAAAAGCAGATGGAACAGGAGCATTGGCCTTCACAAATTCAACAGATGAACTTCTTGTTGGTTTTGATATGGCTCGTGGAGCTTTCCTACGCCCTGTTGAAACATATGATGACAATGGTGGACAAGTTCAAACATTGGTCGATGATCAATTCCAAGCTCGCGCAAACAAAATGGGCTGGTACATGAAACTACGCGAAGGTCGCGTATGTCTCGATAGCCGCGCAGTAGTTGGCTTGATTGTCTAATCAAAATTAAAAAATAATCAAAGATTAAGCCCTGAGAAATCAGGGCTTTTTCTTTTTTTTTATTAAATATAAAATTAGAAATGTGGTCTAATATTTTTATAATAAATTAAATAAATAATATTATGCCAAGAAAAAAGAAAACATCTAAAGAAGTATTGAACAAAAATATTGAAATTGATGGCAAAATTGCCTCAAATAAACCAACAGCATTAGAGCAAATTTGGGGCTCTGATGGCTTGTCAAAATATGGCACTATGGATCTTGATATTTACACAGCAAAGTTAAATGATATGCTCCCTGTAGATCTTCAAAATCATGCTAGAGATGTTGGTTTACGGCCAGATGCTGAACCACATTTGCTAAGAGAAAGGTTAGTCAATGAGTTTTTAAGGCACGTGGCCTCTTTTAAATCTGGACAGGTTAATGTAACATCTGCACCATCGTCAGTTCCAAAAAATATTAATAAGATACTCCGAGAAGGTGCTTAATTTTATAGATTGATTAAGAGCCAATTGCGTGTAATTAATAGCATGCAATATCCAAAATGGTTAAATGATTTTGTTAATAATGTCGCTTCTGATTTAGGTGAAAGGGATGATTATTCTCCCACATATTTGTTTGGGTGGTTTTTAGATTCAGCTAATTTGGGGTACTTAAACAATCAAATCGATGGTTGTTTTCAAGTTACGCCATATTATTCAAATGTCGGTAAGGTGACTGGGGTTGGAATAGAGCCTCCTCTTGGAAATCAAGAACAAGCAATATATAAAGCTAATTTTGACACTTTTTTTTACAGCAGAGAGGCTAAAATGGCACTTTCTGGCGCATACAATCTAGCATCTTGGACAACATTAAAAGAAGCAGATTCTACAGTTACTCGTGTAAATCGCTCAGAGTTGGCAAGAACATATCAAATATTTCGCAAAGATGCTCAAGATAATGTCAATAATTTAGTAAAACAATATTTAAAATCAAAATCAAGACCACAATCAGTTGATGGAACTGACACGACTGATGGTGGATATTGGGCAGAAGCAAATCGTAGTGTATACTATCCAAGAAGCGAACCAGGTTTATAATTATGCCATCATTCTTATCAGCAGCAGAAAAAGCAGAAATGTCATCTCAGTTTGATAATCTGCACGAAACATTTGGTAGAAATGTGGTTATATATCGTGATCCCGAACGAACAGATGTTATAACTACAGATGATTATATTTCTGCTTATAGAGACTATAGGCAGGGAAATAATTTTACATTTGATACTATTCCAGTTACTGGACAATTTACAATGAGAATAAAGTGGCTTGATCCAAGAGATGAAGATTTAATACCAGGAATAGAAAATAGATTACCGGGTCAGGTGTGTCGATTAAAGATGAAAAAAGATGCGTATGAATTTTTAAATGGATCACAGTCTTTTTATGTTGATAACATACCCTGTGAAATGGTTGGTGTTCCAAGACTTCACGGATTGTTCGATGTAAAATTCTATACAATATATGCCAAAAGAAGGGATATGCAATAATGGCTAGGGGTGTAAATTCTAAAGACTTGAATTCTGCTATACTTTCGGATTCTAAAGTCAAGAAAAAATTTATGCTTGTGGCTCAAAAAAAACTTAATTTAGCCAAAGCAAAATTAATAGATGATTTTGTTTCTCATCCTGTATCGCAAGAAATAAAAGGCGGTGCAAGCGCCGGTAATGTTTCTGGAACATTAGGCGGTTATGGCAATTTGTTTTCTTTTATTGGTTTTGAATCTGGCAACTCACCAGTTGACAAGTGGATAAGATTTTTAGAATCTAAGATAAAAATCAATGAAAGCAGATCATCTAAATATAGCGACAATGATACTGTTGGGTTTAGGTTCGAAGTTGATGGTGTAAGTGATGGAGATTTTACATCTGTGTCGCCTATGCCTTGGGAACCAGGCAGATCATGGATAAAAGCCATAGAGCAAGGCATATCTGGATTTTCTTTTTATATTTCTAAAAAATTGGGCAGATCTGGAGGAGGTGTCCAATCAAATCATAGAGTTAGATCTGGGCAATATTCAAGAACAAAATATTGGACATCCATATGGAAAAAGTTTTTAACAAATTTGGAATAAAATGATACCTCAATTTTTAAATAGAATTGCTCCTAGCTTTACACATTTTATAGATCATGAAATGTTGCGTAAGGGCTCTGCTTATACTAATATAAATAGCGGATCTCTTTACAGTACAAAAGATCCAAGTTTTCCAAATAAAACTATATATGGTAGCCCTTACAGGCAATTTGTTTCTGATAATTCAATTAATGGTGCAAATATTCCTTCTGGCGTAAATATTGCCAATACATTTAATCCAAAGGGTACTAATGGTTTATATATTGATTATGAGCTTGGAAGGGTTTTGTTAAATAATTCAGTATCAGAATCTTTGCAAAATGTAAGGTGCTCTTATGCTTATAAAGAATATAATGTATACTATACAGAATCTCAAGATGACACTTTGATTTTTGAAGCTAAATATCCAGTTAGACCAACAGATTCTTTAGGTAGTGATGCTAAAAAGGCCTTGAGCTATGACCAACTAACATACCCAGCCATATTTATTAAAACTCAATATACTGAAAATGTCCCATTTGCTTTTGGTGGACTAGACGAAAGCATAGTCAATATAAGAGCTATATTTTTAGCAGATTCACCTTATTTGCTAGATGCGGGAGCTTCTATAGCTGCAGATGTGGGAAGGAAATATTTTCCAGTATTATATCCGAAAGATATGCCGTTTAATATGTATGGTGATTATAAATCAAATAATTATAATTATTTAAATTTATGTTACCAGTATTCACAAACTGGCAGCTTAATGGCAATGATTTCATCTGTAACCATATCAAGATTTGCACCATCTGTTAATAAGCTTATTGGAAATAATTCTTATGGGGCATTTGCCGATTTTACAGTTAAATATATTAGAGAGCCAAGAATAAATTAAAAAAAATAGGTTTTTTCAAAAATTTTAGATGTAATAGTATAGAGAGTAATATTTACTAACAAAATTATAAAATTATGAGCAGAAATCGCATTATATATCAATCACTAGGAGTATTTGCAAGCCAAGTAACTGGTTTAAACGGTGCTAGGGTTGCACAAACTGGATCAGCTGATATTAAACAGCTTACGCGTGTTCAATCATTTGATTCTGATTTCACGAGAAATTTGCAAGATATCAACCAATTTGGTAACCTTGCAGCAATTGATCGTTTAGATACAGAAGCCCCTACAGTAACAGCTAGCGTATCTTATTACGCAACTGATGGTTTGAATGAAAGACTATTAGGGCTAACTGTAACAACAGGAACGCAAGCTGGAGTATCTTGCGTAAAAGATATTCTACAAAAGAAAACAGACGAAAAGAACGTTTATCTATTAGTAACATCAGAGGGTAGCGATGCTTCAAGCTATCAAGGATCTACTACTGGAGTTATCGGTATTGGCAACAGCTATATTACATCATATGAGCTAGCTGTAGCGGTTGGCGATATTCCAACAGCAACAGTTGAAATGGAAGCATTGAATGCAAGAGTTTATGCTAACGCAAACGGATCAAATGATGTACCAGCTGTAGACCCACAAAATGGACTTCCTATTACTGGAGCAGCATTTTCAATACCACAACATTTAACAAATTCTTATGGAACACAGCCAACGGCATTGCTGCCAGGAGATGCAACTATTGATATTGTTGGTATCGTTGGTTACAATACAAACGACTTGAAAGTTCAATCAGCAACATTAAGCTTTGATCTTTCAAGAACGCCATTAAATAAATTAGGTAGCCGTTTCTCATTTGCTCGTGAAATTGACTTCCCTGTAACCGCTACTCTTGACGTAGAGGCACAAATTGGAGATTTAGCTGATGGTAACTTCTCTAACTTATTGTGCGAAACAGGAACATACGACTTGACATTAAAGCTCAAGAAAATTAATTGTTCCGGCGCTGGAGATTTGGCCATGTCAGCTTCCCTAAAGGGAGCAAAACTAGTAAGCCAAAGCATATCCACATCAATTGGTGACAATGCTTCTCTAACAGCAAGCTTTGAAGTGCCGATTGGCGGACCAGAAGATGTATCCCGTGGTATATTTATTTCTGGAAGCTATCCAACGACAGCACTAGTATAATAATAAGCTATATAAAAACAAGAAAAGGGCAGGTTTTCCTGCCCTTTTTTGTTTTTACGGTGTAATACTTTATAGGTTAAAGGTTAATAAAGGTGAAATTCGATATTCAGGAATTTATATTTAATTTTGTAAAAAAGTCTATTACAAGACTATTTCTATCCTTCATATATATACTAGAAGATCTAGTGGCTGATAATAAAATATCAGAAGAGGAATTTGAAAGATTAAGGAAGAGGATACTTGATTATGGAAATAATACAATAAGAGAAATTAACAAAGAATTAAAAAATTTTGATTTTATATTGACAAAAGACGATAATAATAAAAATTATGACTAAAGATACATCTAAAGAAGTTACAGAAAACAAGCCAGATTTTGATACAAAGAAATGGCTATATTCGTTTATTGCTAAAAATAATGAGGGCGAAGAGAAGCGATTTTATATTCTAAAACCATCAAGAAGTCTCAGACAGCTAGGCGAAGTAGAATATGCGAAACAACTTGCTGGCTTTGTAAAGGCAGGATTATTGCCAAAAGCCGCATGGAATACGATTTTAGAAAATTTAGGTGGAACAGTTTCTATATCAGAGGCTGAGTCTTATACTAGTGCAAAAAAATTATTTTTTGAATCAAGTATAGAGTTGAATAAATTAAATCAGCTTCCTGAACTCTCAGAAAAGCAAAAATTAGACAAGATAAAATTTGAACTTGATATAGAAGAGGCAAAGAGAGAAATTCAGACTTTTGAGCTAGAACAGATCTATATTTTCGAAAACACAGCAGAGGCAAAAGCCAGAAATGCAACTATACAGTGGTGGCTTACGCAATTGTCATACCAAACAGAGAATGAGAAGTTTTTCAAAGGAAAGAATTTTGATGAAATGCTTGATTGGTATGATGGGCTATCAAATGATTCCGAAGAGGAGGCATTTTTAATAAAAACTGGTCAAAGATTTAATTATTTAATCACCCTATGGTTCTTGAATAGGATTACAAGCTGGGAGGATTTTAAAGAAAGTGATTCGGGGCCATCTAAGCCTATCACAGAAACTCCTGAAATTTCTGAAGACACTATTTCTTCTGAAGATACGGTTGTAGAAAATAATCCCGTTACTGAAATTCAAAATCTAGAAAAAACCGAGGCTGCAAATTTGGTAGCAACAGAAGTTAAAGAAGAAATTATATAACAACTTAAATTTCATATGGTGGGCCAAAAAATAGATATATTGGCCGTTTTTGATAGTATTTGTAATGGTTATTCCGTTTATGATATAGATCAGAATTTAAAAAATATAAATAAAATATATTTTAAACATTTAACCTACCCAGAGTCTTTAGGTATCAAGATTAATTATGAAATTTTCTTTGATGAGGCAATTAAAAGTGGTATTCTTTCAGAGTCAGATCAAATCAAATTAGCTAGCGAAAAAGGCTGGTGGACAGAAGGTAAAGAGTCTGAAATTGCATCAATTGACTCTACGATCAAAAGATTAAATATAACAAAATCTAAATTAATTTATAATTCAGATAAAGATAGAATTAATGAACAAATAGATACCGAGCGAAATAAATTAAATAAATTAAAAAAAGAGCGCAGTTCTTATATTATAATGACGGCTGAAGAGTGGGCCACAAGAAAAACATCAGATTTTTTTATATCAAATTTTGCTTTTAAAAATTCAGGTTTATCAGATAAAATTTTTGGCGAGAATCTAGACGAAGATGAAGAATTGGTTGATTTAGTAACAGCTTATTATTTTAAATACTTATCTGAATATAGTAATAAAATAATAAAAACTGTTGCTATATCTACGCATTTTCAAAATATTTTATTTATAGGATCTTCTTCTAGTGAAATATTTGGCACATGTATAATTAAACTAACAAGATATCAGCATGATTTGCTTGTGTGGGGTAAATATTATCAAAATATAATTAAAAATTCGACCACTAAAGTTCCAGATGATGTTTATGAAGATCCAGATAAGCTTGAAGAATGGTTTGAGTCTGTAAAAAACAGTAAAAATACGTCAAAAAAGCCGCCAAAAAGTAAGGGCGATGGTGGTTCAAAATTCCTATTCGGGGACAGAAACGAAATTAAAAATATGACGGGTGGAGAAATAAGTGGAGATAGGATTATTAGAGAATCTCAGAGTAAGGGCGGTATGGGCATATATGATTTAGCTAATAAATCATAAATTAAGGTTTGATTTTGCGATTTTTATATTTTAAATCTGTAATTTATATACAGGTAAAAGGTATAAATTAGGATTATGGCAAACCCAAATATTAGAGTTGATGTAGACGGCAATACGGCGAAACTAAGGCGCCAAATTGACGACATTGCAAAAACACCAATAGTTCTAGATGTAAGATCTGCTGGGGCAGCTGCGGCACCACTTGGCCGTATAACAGGGCAAGTTGCCGAATTAGATAAGTCATTAGCTGCGGCAAATGCTCGTGTAGTAGCTTTTGCTGCGTCCGCTTCAGCTATATACGGCATACAGGCTGCTGTAAAAGCAGTTTTTGATTCTTTTGTAAATGTAGAGAAAAAATTAACGGATATTAATGTTTTACTAAATGCTTCAAGCGCAAGTATAGCAAAGTTTGGATCAGCACTTTTTGATATTGCAGGCAATACCGCTCAATCATTTGATGTAGTTGCTGAAGCAGCTACAGAATTGGCGCGTCAGGGTTTAGGCGTAGAAGAAACTCTAAAAAGAACAGAGGCAGCTTTGGTTTTAACTCGATTGAGTGGCTTAGATGCTGCAGCTAGCGTTTCCGCTCTTACTTCTGCTATAAATTCTTTTGGCACATCTGCTCTTGAAGCCGAAGAGATTGTGAATAAATTAGCAAATGTTGATGCTGCATTTGCTGTTAGTTCTGCTGACTTGGCTAATGCATTAAGTAGGGTTGGATCTTCAGCTTCTGACGCTGGCGTTTCTTTTGATGAATTAATAGCTTTAGTTACTACAGCTCAACAAGTTACGGCTAGAGGAGGATCTGTTATAGGTAACTCTTTAAAAACTATATTTACTAGACTTGGTAGAGAAAAAGTTCAAGATGTATTGGGCGGTTTAGGAGTAAGCCCAACAGATGAGCAGGGCAATGTTAAAAATCAAGTTCAACTTTTAAAAGAATTAGCCAGTATTTATGATACATTAAGTGCTACTCAAAAAAATTACGTTGCCGAACAGGTTGGTGGAGTTTTTCAAATAAACGTTTTAAAGGCAGCTTTAGGAGATTTGGGTAAAGAATATTCTATTTATGACCAAGCTTTAAAAACATCTTTAAGTTCTACTGATGAAGCAATTAGAAGAAATGAAAAATTAAATGAAACCTTATCTGCTAGAGGTCTAAAAACTTTAGCAGGATTGCAGGAAGCAGGAGCGAATGTTGGGTCTCAGCTATTTGGTCCTGCCACTAAAAATGTTTTAAATATAACAGATTTGATAACCGGAGCTGTAAATGATACAGACTCTTCTAGCGTTGGTGCAAAAATTGGAAGAGGCGTAGTTTCTGGTATAGGAAACTTTATAGGCGGACCTGGTCTCGCTCTTGTAACAGCTGCAATTGTTAAAATGTTTGCTCAATTTTCTAAATATGGAGTTGAAGCATTTAGAAGTATATTGGGAGTAAATCAAGCATCAAAAGAACAAGCAGCTATTCAGCAAAGCGTAATTAAGTTTTTGCAAAGCAATGCTGGTGTTTATAAATCAATAGTCGCTGGACAAACAAGCGCGACATCTGCGGCAAATGCTTATTTAAACGTAATTAAAATGCAAACTGCAGAGTTGCAAAAGCAAGGCACAGTAGCTGCTCAAGTAGCAAAAGCAGTATCATCACAAGTTGGAATACAAAGCGTTGCTGGTAAACAATATATAACTCAAAAAGGTGCAAAAATAAAAGGTGCTGCTGGTGGATATTTGCCACCAGAGCAATTTAGTGAGGCAGCAAATATTGGTAACAGAGTTGGCGGCGCAAACCCAAGAACAGATAAGCCCGTCACTATCAAAAATTTTCCATTTGGTGGCGGCAAAAAGGGACCCATAACAGCACATACTGGAGAATGGGCTGTCCCTAATTATGGGGGCGGTGATGGAACTGCAATTTGGAACAGAGAAATGAAACAAAAATATGGGCTACCTGATGGTGCTCGTAAAATTTCAGCGTCTGGTTATATTCCAAACTTTGCACAACCGCAAGAAACAAAGTCTTTTCCTGGCGGAGTAATTTCAGGGCGACAGTCATCTCAAGTAGCTAATGCTAATTTGGATATGCATTCTGCATTTTCTTTCGATGTTGTATCGATTGGTAGCAAAGCGGGATTTGAAAAGCAGTTTGATAAGCAATTAAATAATTTAAATTCAGAAGATCCAAAATTAGCAGGAGCAGCATCAAAATATTTTACTAGAAATGGATATTCACTGAGTCAGGTCGATCAACTAAAACAAAACCTACTTACTAGCAAAAAAAAGGTTCCAAGCTTATTAGCTGATAATAAAGACTATGTAAGTAAAAGCGGGCAATTATCTGGCGTTAAAAATAGTTTATTAGGAAAATATTTTGAAAGATTTGCAGCAAATAGGCTTGGGCTACAAATTGCACAAAAGCAAAATGCAAGAATGGATTTGTTAGATAAAAGTGGTAAGCCAGCAGCTGAAGTTAAATTTGGTAGAATCGATAAAGACAATTTAATTTCTAAAGTAATTGAAACTAATTATCAAAAAACGCTTAAACAAGATCCGCCAGCTTTTGATAATATCAAGATGCCAAGCAATTATAAATTAGTAGTGCCAAATGCTGCATCTGGCTACATTCCAAATTTTGCTGGCACACCTAAACAAAATGAAGAAATTATTGATCTTGGCGATACAAGGACTTCTAAGTTGTTAAATGGAAAAGTTCTATCTCTTATTCATCCAGGAGTTTCAGATGGTTTTGATATGGCGCCAGGTGTAGGTACATATCTTGGAAAAAAATACAAAGGCACAATACCTGTTGCAGGTATTAACAAAAATATGCTAAAGGGTCAGCTTCCTGATTTGCAAAAAAATTTAGGAGACCTTCTTGTTCGTGAAGCTAATCAATTTGGTCAAATTTTAGGTGGCAAAAATTTTCTAAAATCACCAAAAGATCTTCCAAATTATGGCGCTGCGGAGGGTGCTGTTGGTGTAGCCTTTGAAGGAGGATTAATTACTTTACTTCAGCAAGGATTGCAAAAAACATCTCAAAATGCTGGTATTGATTTTAGACAGAATAGGATAACCCCAAGATTAAGAAATCTTTTCCATGGGGCACCTGGCATGTATGATGCGAAAAGTTCTCCAGGGGCAGTAAATGAAGTAATGCAAAAATTACTTAATGAGGCAAAGCCAGGCGCAGTTAAGAGAGTAAGAAGTGGGCCTAGTTTTAACGAAGTTCAAGCTCTTAGAGCAAAAGCAATACAAAGCATCAACGCAGAGGGATTAAATTTAAGAAGAGGTCCGCAACTTGAAAAAGAAATAGAAAAAAGAATGGCTCAGTTTAAGACTTCTGGGGCAGCATCTGGATATATTCCAAGTTTTGCGCCAAATATTTCAGCCATTCAAGAATTAATGAAGCGTGGCGCAACCCAAGGCGAAAGAATGGCTGCGCAGGCAGCTTTGACGCGAATACAATCAAGCGCTCTGCTTAAATTAGGCACGCCAGACAAATTAAGCAAATTTAGAGAATTATTGTACGGATCAAAATCCAATGCTGGTTTTAACTTAGATGCAATTAGAATTGGGGATTTGAAATATAAACCACTGACTGAAAATGCAAAACTATTAGGTTTATCAGATAAAGATTTGCAAATTTTAGCAAGTAATCCAGCTGCTGTTCAACAATTAAGAACATATACTCAAAATTTTAAACAACGCTCTGAATCTTTTGCATCAGGTTATGTTCCCAATTTTGCAACATCTGATGAATACGCTAAAAATGTTTTAGCTTTAGAAGAATCCGTTTCTGGCGAAAAAGCCATAGTGGGAACAAAGCCGTTTTTACATATAAGAAACAAAAGTCAGCCGTCGTTTGCTTCTGCAATGCGCGATCATGGCGGAAAAAATAAAGCAATGAAAGACTCGGCAGATATGCAGAAAGGTGCCGGTCTATTGGCATCTTCGGGCTTTATTCCTAATTTTGCAACTACCGATGCCGGATCAGATATTTATGATTCTGGCGGAACAGATTTAACAGCTATTACCGCAAGCGTATCCAGCTTATTATTTGCGCTAGCATTTTTTGGCGGAGCACTTGAAGATAGCACGAGATCGTTATCAAAATTAAAAACAGAAGTAGCAAAATCTGGAAAAAGCCTTGATGATTTTGATTTGCAAAATCGTGATAGAATATCAAGGCAAGATCGTCAATTAAATAAAATTAATCAACAAGAGCAAATTGCAATGCAAAATAGGGCTCTATTTAACCAAGAGTCTCAAACATGGACAAAAGCTGGCGAAAAAGGAGCAGCGCAAAGAGAAAATCGTAGAGCTCAAATTCAAGCAGCGCAGGAAAGATCACAACAAAGACAAGAAACTATAGGATTGGCTAGAGAAAGAGCGAAAGAAACAAGATCGGAAAAATTTGGAAGATTTGCCGCTGATAAGGGACTTGCTGCTGGCTTTACAATTCAGGCTCTTAGTGGTGTTGTTAGTGAATTTGCTGGCGGACAAAAAACAAAAGTTGGAGCGGCTTCAACAGCTATAGGAAATGTAGCCAGCTTTGGCTTAAGCGGGGCCATGATTGGCGCTCAATTTGCTGGTAAAGGAGCTATACCAGGCGCAATAATAGGCGGATTAATTGGAGCAGCAATTTCTGCAAAGCCTACATTAGATGCTCTTACTACTAGTATAATTGATCTAGAAAATGCTGCGCAAAAATCTGCCGAATCTGCCCAGATAGCATCGGATAATGTTCAGGCTGTGCTTGTTTCAAGACAATCATATGATGATATACTAAATGATCCGCAATCTTCTCCTGAAAAAATTGCCAGAGCAAATCAAAAATATTTATCAGACTTAGGAAAACTTCCAAAAGAATATGTACAAAAATATTTGCAGGCACCTGACTCTGCCGCAGCTCAAGAAGTTCTAGCTCAGTATGCTCAAGATTCTACTGACAAAGCAGAGATAGATGCTTTAACAGCAGATCTTGAAAAAGCAATGAATGCTTCTTTCAGTACGCCTTCTAAAAAAGAAGCCGAGTCTTTAGCTAAAAGACTAATTGCTTCTTACGATATTGGTGGCGAAGGCAGTGCGGCAAAAACAGTAGAGCAGCAAGCTGAAACGTTTACAAATTTAGAAAAATCAGTAAATGATGCGCTAGCTAAAGTAAATACATACGGAAATAATTTAGTATTTAATCCAGATACAGGAAGAAATGTATTTGCCGGAGAGCAGGCAATGAAAAATGTTTTAGATGAATTTGAATCACAAATTGATGGTTCAACTGCAGAAGGAAAATTACTAAAAGAAAGAGTGGCAGAAATAAGGGAAAGATTTCAAGAAATGGATCCAGATACTGCAGATTATCAAGCGTTATTGCAGGCACTATCAAAAGAATTAGCTGGAGCAAAAGAAAGCGCTCAAAAAATAAAAGAAGCAATGGATCTGCGCGCTAAAAATGTATCTAAATTGAGCAAAGAAGATCAGGATTATATAAATAACTTTCAAAAAAATGAAAAGAAATTTAATCAGCAAGCAGAACTTACAGGAAATTTAAATAAAATAAAAAGAATAAATATGCAACAATTGGGGCTAGACCTTTCTCAGGGGCTTGAAGCTGCGATGATGCAAAATAGAGATTTTACAACCGATGAGCAGCTAGAATATCGAAACGTAAATATTGATTTTTCTAAAAAAGTCAAAACATTGCAAATAAGTTCTGAAACGCTAGATACGGTAAGAGAAAAAATATTAGAAAAATTAGATGAACAAATAAAGCTTGCACAAGCAGATACTTCTCCAGATCCTGCATTGTTAAAAAAATTGCAAGGCTTGAAAGAAAAAGTGTTATCTGCGGTAACTCTGGGTGATATTGAAAGTATTGATTTAGATCAATTATTGGGAGAAGCAGGCGAATCGTTAAAGAGGGTTTGGGATGTATCGCTACAAGATGGCCTACAAAGCTTTAAGCTTGCGATGCAAAATTTAAATTTTGAAACAGAAGCAGAAAAAGTCAAAGCCGCTTTTGATTTAGCCGTATCTCAATTTACAGAGCGTATCCAAAAAATGCAATCATTTGGTGGCGGTGTAGAGGGATTAATAAATTATAGCGGAAATAGAATGCCTGATATATCAAGAAGTATACAGGAAGTTTATAGGAGTTTTGAAAATATTAATTTACAAGTTCAGCAATCTGATAGAAATTATAATAAATCTAAAAGAAATATCAGTGAAGAAAAAGAAGATCTTCAAGCTGCATATGATTTTGGGGATATAGGCCCAAGAGATTATAATAGGCAAATGAAAGATATTCGAGATGAGGAAGTAAATCTCGAAGAACAAAGAAGAACTGAATTAGAAAATGCAGCTAGAGAAAGAGAAAGGCTGCAAAGAGAAATGCAAGATCTTCAAAAAGAAGCCCGTAAAGAAGAAATGAATATGAGTCTTGAAAGGCTAAAAGCTGTTGATGCATTAGGTATAAAAGATCCTGCTTTGAGAGAGGGCTTGATGCAACAATTACTTCCAGATCTTCAAAAGCAGGCCCAGTATTATTTAGACCAAATTGGACTGAGTCCATATTTAAATCAAATGGGCCTTGGAAATATTGGAGCACAAAACGCAGAAGATATGTTAAGATCTATGTTTGGATTACAAACGTCAGATCAAAAATGGAAAAATCCATTCAATCAGGCAGCAGAAGATGCTGCCAAAAAAGCAGCAGATCTTTCAGAGAAGTTTAGCGATATTGTTAGTAAAATTGATCCTTTGGCAGAAAGCGCCACAAATGCTAGCGATAGTTTGAATAATTTACGTGAAAGTGCTGCTAAATTAAATTCGGCATTGGGCGGTAAAGATGATAAAAAAGATGATGATAAAAAAGATGATGGCAAGAAAGATGAAGATAAGCCAAAAGATGACAAACCCAAGGATGACAAGCCAGAAGATGATAGAATAAAAAAAGATGAAAAAGGCAAAGCAGAAAAAGATAAAAAAGATTCTGATTCTGAATGTGCATGCTCTGATGAATTTGGTTATGTGCGAGATGAAATTTCAAACCTTGGAGATCTAATTGGGCAAAAAATTAAAGAGCTTGGAGAAACTATCTGCTCATGTATTACTTCTTGCTGTCCTGGATATCAATGGTCTGGAGGATCAGCTGGGAATGGCCCTTGGGATATCGTTGCTCCTGGCGCTGGCGGGGCTGGCGGCGGTGGAATGTACGGTGGATTTAATAGCAATGGCGGCGTTAATTGGGGTTTTAATTTTAATACTGGCTTTGCTGGCGGCACTGCTGGTGGCGGCACTG